TCATTGCTGACATTTTCCCAGGTTATATTGATCTGAGAACTGGAAGAAGCCACAGCATCAAGGGTAGAAGGAGCGGCTGGCGGAGTATTCAAGGTGGTAGCACAATCATAGGGAGAAAAACCAGATGATCCGGCTGAATTATAGGCTTTAACTTTATAGCAATACTGAGTATTAGCCGGCAACCCTGTATTAGAATAAGAATTGACATTAGCCCCTGTTGAGGCAATTTGAGAATAAGTTCCACCAGAGGTTGTAGATCTGAAAACATAATATCCATCTTCATTACTGACATTTTCCCAGGTTATATCTATCTGTGAGCTCGATACAGCCACGGCATCAAGTGTAGAAGGAGCGGCTGGCGGAGTATTCAAGGTGGTAGCACAATCATAGGGAGAAAAACCAGATGATCCGGCTGAATTATAGGCTTTAACTTTATAGCAATACTGAGTATTAGCCGGTAATCCTGTATTTGAATAAGAATTGACATTAGCCCCTGTTGAGGCAATTTGAGAATAAGTTCCACCAGAGGTTGTAGATCTGAAAACATAATATCCATCTTCATTGCTTACATTTTCCCAGGTTATATCGATCTGAGAGCTGGAGGAAGCCACGGCATCAATAGTAGATGGTGCAGATGGAGGCGTACAGTACATGTAGGCTAAAGTATAATTACCATAATCATTACTAAGACCTCTGACTTTTAAATAGGCATAGCCGGAATAATTTGCAGTCCATTCAATTAATGATCTGGTTTCTTCGCAATCATCGTCATCAGAGGCGATTAAGCTACAGCTTGAATTGTAAAGTTCCAGGTAAGTATCATAATCGGCGGTTGCACCATCCCCACATCCTGTTTTAAATGTATAAGTTCTGCCGGAAGTGACATTGACCCTATACATTTTACATCCGTCTTCACCATGCGAGGATGAATGTGTTTGCCATGAAGTAGAAGATGTAAGAGTGAAATCATATTCCGGGCAATCAACACAAATTGGAGTGGATTCTGCGGTTATGCAAATATCGAAGGTAGTCGAACTAGGAGGGGTAGAATTCGAAGTATAATCATAAATCCTCACATAATAAGTCTGATTTATTGTTAATCCTGTAGCATAAATGATTTCAATACCTCCTTGACCACCTCCGTTATCGGAGCAATCAATAGTAGTGCCGTTACACGGGCCAGATCTAAGATCTACGACAGCATCCAGACCGGAAGATGGATCAACGGTGATTGTATGAGATGTTGATACGGCGACAAATTTATACCATACATCTTGCACTAGGGTGCTGGTATAACCGTCACAGGGTATAGCTGGTATGGACTGAGTTGCGCCTTCAATATCACCTGATATATAATTGCAACTTGAGCTTGATGTAAGAAGAATTGCATCAGAGCAGTCATCATTAATGGGCGCTGATCCACCACCACAACCTCCAATAACATCATCCCAACATCTTGGATCATAACCGCTTAGCTGAGCAGTTGTATAAGTATGATATGCAACTTTCCAATCTGTGCCGGATGCTTCAATAACACGATAATTACCATTTCCATAATTAGTTTCTACTAATCTAACATGAGAGCCAGCATCATTTAAAATATCTCCTTGCTGGGTCGATGTTAATTCAATTGGAGTAGAAATATCATTTAGCATTGTAGTAGAATACTTTGAAGTTAAAGCCCATGCTCTTGATACTAAACCAGAACAATCGTGACCACTTGCACATCCTAAACCAGCACCAGAGCCTGAACATCCACCACCACTTGGTGAGCAAATGTCCCCAGCGGATTTGCAATTTGTCATAGCAGTGTTATGTTCAGATATTGTAGACCAGCCGCCCCAACAATAAGGCATAGATATATTAGTGCCTACATTTACCCAAGGAATATCTGCTGAATAAACAATTCTTCCCCCACAGTATACGCCACTCCATAAGTTACAAGAACTTGCAGTCCATGAAAAGCTTGTATAGGGTGTGGCATTGTTTATTATCTGAGTTCTAGTTAATTGTCCAAAGCTGATTAAAGAAAAAGAAGACAATATAAATATTAGACTGAACCTAAATATTAGCGATAAACTATATGTATAATTTTTCATTTTTTAAGGATTGTTTTGATTAGAAATTAATTATTTTTCTGGATTAATAAGATGATCATTATAATGGTATTTTATTTCCAGTAAGTTTTCGGGATAGGTTTTTATCATTTTTGAATCTGACTCGTTTAAAGAGAAAATATATACTCCATCAGGTGATGTAACCATATTAAGCAGTTGTGCATTTGGTGTGAGGTCTATTTCTTTGTTGGAAAAAATATAATAGCAATCTGGGACTTTGATTTCTGTAATAACAGAACCTATGCCACTATCATTAAGTTCAACAGCAACAAAATGTCTTTCAATAACGATAGGATTTTCGGAAAGAAATGTCTGAACATCAAAAAATAATCGATTTTCAGTTGAGCCTATAACATATACTCCAGCTACTTTCTTATTTGTAGATAAAGTCGTTTCATATGTTTTGTTATTTCTTGAAAGATTAATATAATAATTATAATCTCCCTGAATATCAATAACTATAAAGTCTCCTGCCGATGTTATCCATCCGCTATATTCTTCTGCAACAGTCTTGGCCTCTGATTCAATTTTCAAGCTGTTACCTGAAGGAAGCCATAGATAAGTAGAATTGTTAAACCTCATCAACCTTTCAACTCCATAATATTTTTTAAAAGGGAAAAGATTTATTGTTTTCCCCGATTCATCATATACCGTTATATCTGATTCCGTTAAAACATAAAATAATCCTTTGTCATAAACGAAATCGCGCGGAGCTAACTTCACTGGAAATGTTTTAATGGCTTTCCCGTCTGAAGTACTAATAATAATTATCTCACATGTTGGACTGGATAAAAAAGCAATACGCTGTTGATCTAAAGAAGCGAACGATATGGGCCCAAGATTAGCTCCTGGAACCTGTTTATATGGGAGTCCATCAGGAGTGTTCCAATGAGTCAATGATATTTTCTCAACATCCCAATGAAGAGGCAATTTTTCCTGAGCAATGGAAGTTTTAAACCCTATAAAAGCCAAAGTAAGAAAGAAGATGATTTTTATTTTCATTGTGATTAAATTTAAAATTGGTCAAGAATTTTTCGTAGACCTGTTCTGTATTAAAATTACAATAATTAGATAATCGATAATATATGTTATTAGCCGAATACAAAAATGAAAAAGGATTTAATATCTTAATATACGGCATCTTAGATTAAAAGTAAATTCGATGAAGGTACAATTGCCGTAAGTTATAGCAACTCCTTCCATTGAGTCCATAAAAGTATAGGTTTGCACAGTCTTGCGTGCCATGGTAGATGATGGTTTGGCAAATTGGATTAATTGCCTTAAATGTAAGTGATAATTTCCAATATTATTCTCATATATGAGAAAAAATTTAAGGGAAAGCCTTATATGGAACAATTCTAAAGTAAAAGCTTATAGATTATTAAGCATTTATGAAGGCAAAGTCAAAATCTCCTTGGATTACAAGATCAGGAGGATAAAGATCTTCACTATTTAATAACCAGCCTTATAATGAAGTTAAACCATTAGTGATAGCGATTTACACAAAGCCTATGATTAGGTAGTTTTTCACAGGCTTTCTGCAACTTTATTCTGAAATTGATTTATAATTAGAATCCTGGAACATAATAAAAACTTATGCACTCAATAAAATCTTCAATATCATGAGTAAAAAGGAGACTTGCATGAAATGTTAATCCATTCTTGAAATAATTCAATACTTTTCTTCTATGCTTATTTAATCTTTATTGCTTGATAAATCAAATTGTCATTCTCGAATACAACGGACAGTGGCACCGGTTTTTTTCTGAGTTGTTCCCACAATGCAAAAAGAATTAAAGAATTCTAAATATCTACCTTGTAGATTATCAAACTTTGAACTGCTCCAATAAAATCCGAAGGATCCCCTGAAATCGAGGGAATCATCCCACGTATACAGACACCCGGCTAAATGCATTTTTAAAGCAGAGTTCCACGGGCCATTCCAGTTCGTCCAGTTTCCACTTGCATCCACATTAGCCCATTCAGTTGAGGTCGGAAGACGCCATCCACTGCCAAGTTCAAGGGCACATGGGTCATTGGCAGCCTGCCAGTCAAGATCTTCACTTATATCGGTAATCCAGGTGGTACTTGGTGTCCTGGTTACACCATCATTTTTATACCCTTGCATGCGATTAAATTGCCAGTACCAGCCTGCTGAGGCTTCCGTGGTGTCGTTTTTAGCGTTTGCCTGATGATCTGAACCAAGGTTACTGGTTATCCAACATTTTGTCAATTCCCCCGGTATGCTATCTACTGTGCCATAGGTTACTGTTTTAGTAACCGGAGCGACTATACCTACAGTATGTACTACTGTTATTGTCGCACCACAAACAAAATCATCCATTGTGCTTTTTGTCATCGCCACTGAGGAAGAATGACCGCACGTATTGTAAGCCCAAGCGTACCGGGCGTAAGAAGTGTTTGCCGTTAGCCCGGTTTCTACCTTTACGGTGTCCGTCCCCATATTGGTTGCCGTGGAGTAATCGTTGACCGTGTTAAATTTGTAGGCAGTCGCCCCGATAGACGTGTGCCATTTCCAGGTAATTTGCGTAGCGGTTGCGGTTGCGGTTATGGCAACGGGTGTTTCCTGCGCCAGTAGCGACAGGGAAAAACATAAACTTAGAATTGTCAATAGTGTTTTCATGATATTTTTTCTCCTTTCTTGGCGGCATCTCCCACCTTTTTGTCTAATTTTTCTAAGGCTTTATTTTGGCGTTTTTGCAATACCCACCATCTTTTTATGTGTTTTTTCACTTTTCTTTCCCACTTTTTCATACCTTTATTTCACCTTTCATTATTTTTGTGATGGTTTTCCTTGCGAGTTCATTGAGAAACGGATCTGAGTAGTTGACCCAGGTTCTCCCCTTGATTTCCCCGATGAGCTTGTCCGGGTTGTCAAATGCCCGGTGAAGACCGGCTTTGATGCGGTTATTTTCCTTTAAAATAATATCGGGTTTCTCGTAATGCTGATTAAGATACAAACTGTTAAATAATGTTTCGTTCACCGCCTCCCCGAATCGGTCTAAGGTCTGCTGAATTTTTATTTTGTTTAATTTCCTCGGTAGATGGGTCTCGCCGTTCCAAGTCGGCAATCCCTTTTTGGTTAGTATTGCGAAGGTCTTTAAAAACAGACCCCTCCAACCGTGATCGGGAATAATGCCCTTTGCGCCTTGCCAATGGGTCGTGTAGTCCTTCACGTACTCATTTGCAATAGTCTTATCAAACCATTCCGGTTTAATCGGTCTTAGTAGGATTACATCGTCATAACAATAAACGAAGTCCTCATTAATCAACGGGCAGTTTATTATTGTTTTCAATTTTGCGATAGCATCCTTCGGCTTACAACCCCTACCTTTGATCTGAACCACCGGGATATGCACCACGTCCTTTACTCCGGGAGGGTCGCCCACACAGAAGAATTTTGCCTTGCCCTGAAAATGCTTACGGATGGAGGCGATGCTGACCGCAAGTTCATTCCACCGTGCGGGAGATTGGACATAGACGTAGACAAAATGGGTAATATCCATTAAATCTGAAAATGAAGTTGGATTAGGTTTTATTTTTATAACATCAAATACACCCTCATTTACACCCTCAATAGGAAGTTTACTTAAACCGTCAGCCATATCACTAATAACTTCCTTTAATATTTCTGTGAGTATTCTATTTTTGTGCCGCTCCAACATCTTATGTCTACTCTCCCTGTTCGCCTGCATCAAAGCCTTATTGCGCTGACGTTGCAATTTCAGCCCGGCGTGACCTCTGTAAAACCAGGTTGGTGTCGGGTTGTGGATAAAGACATTCCCCTCGCCTTCGTAAATTCGCAGCCAGAGGTCAAAATAAGCGTGGTTCTGCCACTCTAAACGGAATGGTGCGTATTTCTTAATTAGAGAGGCGTGGACGAGGGCGCAATCATTAACATAGTTACCCTTTAAATGCGTGGCGTAATCGTAAGGTTGTGCCTGATGCGTGGTGATGGGGTGTAAATTGACATCACATTTATAGAATGAGGAAAAGCATACCAATTTGTTTGCTGTTACGCAACAATCGTACTCACTTCTTAGTTTAAAGTCTGCCGCCATGTCATTGCTTGAGCCATAACACATATACTCGCCCTTAATAAAAGGCAGGGCGGCGTTAATTTGCTGATAAATACCGGGAATTGCATTTAAAACCACCTCACAGCCCATAGATTTAATGATGGCAATATTGGGATCGCCTTTGACACAGGACACGATAATCTGAACTTCGACATCCTTTTGAACTTTGTAGGATCGGATTGCCGCACGAAGCCATACCGGATTTTCACGGTATGTATTAATTATTACGGTGATTAAGGGCTTGCTCACAGTTTTTCAGTTTCTTGTTGGACGTATTTGCAGGTATTGGTGAGGTATTGGCAAGCCTGTTTGTAAATATTAATGGCTTTCTCGGACTTTAATTCACCAATAGCCGGGATGATGATTTTATTAGTCCATGCCAGTAACTTTTCCTTATCCGGTGCGGCGGCGGCTTTCTTATCGGCGGCTTGCTTTTCTTTCAATTCTTTTTCTACTTTTTCTTCCTCTTCCTTTTTGACTTTCAGTTCAGCATCTTTTTTGGCCTGTAATTCATCGGCGATACGTTTGGTTTCCGCCTGTTCCTTTTTGAGTTTGTCGGCAGCGATACGGCGTTCTTCCGCCAATATTTTCTCATTCTGGATTCTCACACGTTCTGCCTCACCCTCCACTGTTTTAAAATCCTGGGTAGGTTGTATGAATCCTATGTTAGTCATGACAGGTGTTTCCATATCAGTAATTTTCAGATTTGTCCTCAAATGTCGGCTGAAAGCGAAAGCGGTCATAGGTGGTCATCCCGCATTTGCAGATGAAAGTGTCATCCGCGATGTTGTCCGATTTCTTCCACGGCTTGCCACAACGGGGGCAGAGGGCAATATTAATATCCATAAATCTATAATACTTAAAAAAGTATTTAATCCGCCCTATAATGCGATAATAGATTCGCCTTATCCTTAACGATAATTTTGTTTTCATCATTTATCCTCCCAAAATTTAATATTAAGCCAGTCCTTTGGCACGTTAATATACTTTCTCATATCCTCGGCAATCTGTGAGTTATCGTCACTCCGGTATTTGTGTTCGTGGTCTATTATTTGTATAACGCTTTTTGCATCCGTGTACCCAATGGCGTTGGGCAAATTGCTGTTACTTATACACATCCTTCCACATAAGCCCAGTTCTACCATTGTATTGCTCAGTCCATCGTGAGGCAATAACCTGATACCTAAAAAGCAATCCCGGTATATCTCCATCAAATCCTGGCGGGTATGGGATAACTTGTCGGCACGATGGACTTTAAAAGGCAGACCGTGTAAAACCTGTTGCAATAACTTATGGTCGTGTTTGGTGAGTTGCTTGCCTTCCGGCGGGGCATAAAGATAAATTGCATCTCCCCGTGGCATCACCGTAAATAAATCATAACTCATCGAGGTAAGCGGTAGGGGGATAAATGGTAATCCCGCACGTCTTAAATCCCGTTCAATGAAATTCGATATTGCGATGTGTTTGATTCGTCCAGTATTTTTCAATAAAAACTGGACATAGGAACGGTTCTTTAGCGCAAACATCGCATCTGAGCCCCTCCACACCACTACGGCAAAACCCTGATGGCTTAAAAGTTTCGGGCGGGTCGAAGGGTAACAGCCCCAAAACACGCAAGATTCTTTAGGGTTGCGGTATTCTGTAAACCCGTACTTTTTAAACACGTGGGGTTTAAAGAATTGAAGGGCGGTATGGCATTGTGTGATTCTCATTTGATGGAACGTGCGATTATCCAGACTATGCCAACCCAGATCAATATAAAGATTATAACTGCCGGGATTATCCAAAGCGGAGCCAGTACCCACCACCAATTCCAATCAATGAAATGGGTAAGTTTCAAAACTATGAATGCGATTGTCAAAAGTCCGGCAAAACCAATGCCACCTGATGCTGAATCTGATTTTTTACTCATTTGATTTAATATTTAAGGTTCATAAAATCTATCTGGTTCATCATATTCCCTGTAAGTTTCTTCCTTCTCACACCGGGTTTCCATCTTTGACGGCACATGGTTGCCTGTTGGGAATTTGAATTTGATTTTGCCCTTGCACATTGCATTACCGATGATGATGTGCCGTTTACCTTTTGTCCCGCGGTGCTGGATTATCATTTCGTTGCCGAAAACCTGTCGGGCTTCTCCAACACGATCAGTGCAATCTGAAACCAATGGTGTCCCGTTCGGTCGGACTCCACGATTCTTTCCTTTTCTAATTTATCCAGGTCAACCGTGCCTGTATAGATTGTGTCCATAATTACGGCTTTTTGCTGTTTCCCCGCATCTCTTTGACGGTGCTGTTTTCCCACATCTCTTTGACGGTGCTGTTTTCCCACATCTCTTTGACGGTGCTGTTTCCCCACATCTCTTTGACGGTGCTGTTTTCCCACATCTCTTTGACGGTGCCGTTTCCCCACATCTCTTTGACGGTGCTGTTTTCCCACATCTGGTTGACGGTGCTGTTTCCCCACATCTCTTTGACGGTGCTGTTTTCCCACATCTGGTTGACGGTGCTGTTTCCCCGCATCTCTTTGACGGTGCTGTTTCCCCACATCTCTTTGACGGTGCTGTTTTCCCACATCTCTTTGACGGTGCTGTTTTCCAGCATCTGGTTGACGGTGCTGTTTTCCCGCATCTGGTTGACGGTGCTGTTTCCCAGCATCTCTTTGACGGTGCTGTTTCCCAGCATCTCTTTGACGGTGCTGTTTTCCCGCATCTCTTTGACGGTGCTGTTTTTAATAATTTCAATAGTAGCATTCTTAATCGCATCAATTTTCACACCTTCGGCCACAATAAAAATCCCACCCATAAGTAGTTTGCGATCCTCTGTAATGATTCGCTTTTTGACGATTTGATAAAGTTTCCTTTCAGCTTTTTCAAGCATGGAATCTGTCAACCATTCCGGTTTCACCAATTCGTCAACCTTTAATTCATAGGTAGATAAATCCGTCAGGTCATCGCTGGTATATTCCAGTTTAGCAAAACGACCCGTTTTGTCATCATTTAGACCGTATAAATCAATAATATCTTCGTGCGAAGATGTGTGAATGTCATGTAAGACATCCCCGTTGGGTCTGATGATAGCTGAATAAAATTTACACATAATATTAGTATTTAAAGATTAGATAAAATTTCATTAAATAATGGATACTCCCTCTCTTGCTGCTTCTCAGCCAAATGCTTATCGCAGTAATCAGGATCGTCCCCGCAGACTTCGCCACAGATTATGCAAAAGTCAGGCACTTCTTCCATACAGGAACACCCGTCGTAACCAAAATTACTATACTTGTATGCCATCAATTTAATATTTTATGGGCTAATTCGCCCTGAATTTCACAAACAAGTTTATGATAAAACATATCCGCCGGTTTATTGTTACTTCCGTATTCAGCTAACCCCGACATGACTAAAGCGTTATTTCTGACGGTAGAATAACTGCGTCCGCCGAAAACCTTGCCCGTAAATTCCTGAGTGCCTTTGTTGAACTTCCGACCAAAGTAATGGCATAGTTGCCGGGCGGTTTGGATGGGGTAAATTTTTGTTTTGAGCCATAACATATTTTCGGTCATGGCAAACTTATTGCAGATTATTTTAGCGATCAGATGGTGGTAATCTTGTAGGTCTTGCGTGGCAAACAATTCATCGCAATATCTTGTCGGGTCTTTGCCACTATCTAATCGAGGGACTTGCTTTTGCCCCATTCTCAGCATTAATTCCAAATAAGCATTCTTCTGTTTGCGATACGCCTTTTTCCAATACCATGTTGAAGTTGCGCGTTTTTGTAGTGATTGACACAAGGGGTCGTCACAGACAGAATAAATCTGACCGCGCTTTTCAAATTCGTGACCGCACCATTTACAAGTAAAGATGAATGCGGTATTGGGGAAGTTTTCAGTCTGATAGCGTCTTTCGTTCTCACATTGCCTGCTTCCGCAAAGGTATTGATTTGCGAAACCTTCAAATTCACCCCCACAGACGAAACAATTTTTACGATATGTCATATTTTCATTTATTTGCTCCGGTAGCATGGGTCGAACATGCAGGTTTTGTGGCTTAAAGCCGTAGCGATAACCATCCAATCATTACCGGAAACCATTAAATAAAGAACACTAATTATTAATTAAAGGTAAACAATTCTGCACGGGGTTTTACTTTTTGTCGAATAAATCCCCGGCGGGCTTTTCCTCAGTGCGTCCCGGCACGGCGTTGTCCTTCTGGTCGGGAGGTAATTCTTCCTCGGCAAACTTATCCGCCTTTTCCTTTACTTTTTCACCATCCGGGTTCTCACCCTCGCCGAATGTGCCCTCCACGGTTGCGTCACCGTCATGCAAAGCCTGGTAAAGTCCGCGCAAAGATACGACATCCTCGGCATCCAACTGTTCCACCTTCTGTTTGCCGAAGTATTTAAGGATCATGTCTTGCTTGACACCGTACTTGTCCTCAAATGCTTTCAGGGCGGTCGTGCGGGTTTCCTGTAATGATTTCGGATTCTTTTTCACGTCCCCGATCAGCTTCTTTTGTGCTGCCAGGTAGATTTCATCCGTGAATGAGGATGGAATAACATGCAAGATGGCGTTGCGTTCAGCCTTTGCGATACAGGCCAGCATGGTTATTCCAATCATGTCCTCATTGAACCGCTTTCCGGTTTTGTCCAGAATCTTTTGCCGGGTTTCCACACGGACTGCCATATTGGTTTCCAAATCCATGCAGACCGCTTCGGCGGTTACATAATTATCCGAAATGGACAACCCTTTGGCCGCAATACGGATGTTGCCGAAGTTCTGCGCCAGGATTCGGGCAAGATGAACCGAAGCACCCTGAATCTTTTTGTCGCCACGGGGCAGGGTGTACCCGCATTTGATCGCTGCCGCATCGGTATGGGTAGCGGCGAACATGGAGTTTTTCATAAAGCGCTCCAGATCACGGGGGTATTTCTTTGCCGTGGTGATCTGAATGTCCACCTCCGCCCTTACGGATTGTTCGTAGGTCGTGATGTCGCTGTGTACGATTTGGATGTCTGTTGATTCGTTCATGTGATTTAAGTGTTAAATTTATAAATAGAAGTTAAGCATTTTTGAGCTTTCATATCCTGGCACTTGTGACACGGCTATTCTACGTCCCCGGTAGTCTGGTTGGGTAAAGACGCTGTACCCCGGCCAATCATCCTTTTCGGCACATTGCAGGTAAATCTCCATTAATTTAATGAATTTCTGCGCCCCGGAATGCGGTATGGGAATTTGTTCGCCCGTTTCTGCATCTCTGGTGATTTCAAACGCCCAATTCGAGGCATCAATGATATTGAAGTCGAAGGGAGGCACTTTCTCCTGTGCAACCCAATAATAGGTTTTCCATTTGCCAGTGATGATAAAGTCAAAGAACTGATAGAAGGCGGCTGATAAATCGTAACCCATCTTGACCACTTGCTTTGACCAATTTTCTATTTTAGGGGTTTCCGCCTGGCAGGATTTCCAATCGACAATTTTAGTAGTCGTCTTTAAGTCCGTGCGGAATTTAAAAAACCCGCCCTCATATTCGCAGAAATGGGACTGTTCCGCCTTGCCGTTCTTGATCAGAAAGTTAATATCATCGGACAGGTGTTTGTTGCCGTAACGCAGTTCTTTTATCATTGCATTCGCAAGATCAATCTCAGGTTGTCCACAGATTTGCTTGCCGGGGTTTAACGCAACAAATTCCTGGTATGCACCCAAATAAGCCTGTGAATCAAAACCAAAGGGATTGCCTGTCTTTAAATTTACAGGCGGGTTAAATATCGCCCAATCCTTTTCAAAACCCGACAAGTTACCCACATTGGTAATTGAACAAAGCATATCATGGTAAACACTACCCTTCATTGAGTTTTCTAATGAGATAGTCCGGGTGTCGTTGGGGTTGTCCTGGAAATACCGGAACCACTTGGGGGAGATGATCATTTGTTTTAGTTCGGAGGAACTGATAAACTTAGCGTATTCTTCCCTGTTGTGGTAAGTGTCGTTGGGGATTTCGTTGGGTGCGGAAATGTAAGGCAAGGTTAATTCAGGCATAATGTTAATTTTTACAATTCTTTCAAAGCATCTTCAAATATTTTCTCAATGTCGCGTTCAAATTCATCCACTTTTCCACGGATGTACCAGCCGATTGCTGCACCGATCAGAAGTGAGCCGATGACGTAGAGCCAGATCATAATTCCTTTATTTGTTGCATTACATCGTCCTTAGATGCAGCGTATTCAGCGACAATGGATTTAATCTGTTGCAGCAGAGTGTCGTCCACACGTTTCCCGTTCAGCGTTCTGGTAATGATGTACCAACTCTTTCCGGTGCGTTGGCGGATGAGCCTCTTTAGTCCCGATGGCATTTTCTGTGGCATATATTTATATCATAAATGGTAATAGTGTGCCTACCGCCAGAAGGATGGTTATAATGAAGGGTAAGTCGTCCCCGGTTTCATTATTTGTTGGTTCGGATATTGCCTCATTGGTCGGCTGACTCATATTGTCAGGTTTTTTGCTACCCAACAAAACCACCTGGCCAGCACGAATCTTGGCGGTTGTGTGTTTAACGCCGTCCTTATCTTCCCATTGTTCATATATCAACTGCCCCTGAACATAAAGTTGATCGCCTTTATGGACGTACTTTTCAATAATGTCAGCCGTTGCGCCCCATGCCGTCACCTGATGCCATTGGGTTGCTTCTTTTTTATTTCCATCCTTATCCTTAAAGGTTTCGGATGTAGCAACAGTAAGGTTGCAGACCTTCTTTCCGCCGTTCAACTGTCGTGTTTCAGGGTCTTTTCCAACCCTGCCTAATAATGTGATGCTATTTACAGAAGCCATAATATCAGTTTTTAAATTAAGGGCGGGGAATACCCCCGTATTGCACCCGCCCTGTTCAACCCAACCATGAAAAATAGAATACGAAGGTAAGTCGTTTTGCACAACATTTTACAAAAACTATAAAATATATTTAATAATAATATAAGGTATAATAAAAAACCCCGTTAAATACGGGGTTTGAAAATCTATGTTGTGACGGACGCTACATTCCTAAAAGTCTTTTCACTCGATCTTCGCCCGATATCGTATTATTTATCTTGCTATCCCATTGCAAATTATAGTATTTGCAACTTATCGGAATTTCCCTGTAAAGAATTATAGGGAATCCATTTGGTGATGCAAGCCAAAAGGTCGGATCAACTGTTAAGGTTTGCCAGGATTCTCCGCTATACTGGATTTTCCATACCCAACTGTCACAGCCACCTAACGCAGAAGGGTTAGTTGGAAAAGTCGGAAACGAGTAGTCGCCCATGAGGGCAAAGTATTCCTGTACAATCTGTTTGTATTCCGCACGTTCAACGGTACGGATCGCTTCGTTATTGATCCAGTCAGGGTTTATTGAAGCAGTTCGGTCAGGCAAATTATATTGTTTCCATTCCGTAAAAAAACCAATGCTGAGCCAATACTGTACCGACTCAAAGGGCATTTCACTGGATTTGTAATATGTTTTTTGACCACCAGAATAATTCCCACTCCAAACTCTTAGTTGATAGGTAGTACCCAGTGTAGTTGGCAGGCTATCCACGGCTATTGGATGCCAGTTATTACTGTATAAGAATTTCACGCCGACATCGGGCGTCAAATGAGGTAACAACTCTTCGATTGTTCGATTTTGATTATCACCCCAAACAGGTTTTTCAGCCTCAGTAAGTGCATCCTGACCATACAAATAGTTCCCGTCTTTTAAAAGACAGAATTTAAAATGGTTGCCCACGGGTTTATCTTGACCGTTGGTTCCATAAGTCAGATCAAACGTTTTTGATTGCACTTTGCCGCAACCCTTATAGTATAATTGCGTTGTCTGCCCCTGACTTGCCAAAGCAAAAGTCAGTAAAGAAATTAAGAAAAGTGTTTTAATTGTTTTCATATTGTTAGTTTTAAGTGTTAATCGTCTATAATTTTAGGTTGGTATCTTTTCAGGTTCCAGTGTTCTTTTGCCAGTTTTAAATGTTAGTTTCCTACCGTTGCCCGGTCGTGCATTTCGACCACATTCAGGCAGTTTGTTATTGTTCCGTTAAATGTGAAAATCGTTCTGCCCGCCGAGGCGTCTATCCTTGTAAGGTTCGCCAAAACGTTACAGGTCGCTCCCTGATTAAGGGTTAATATTGCTTTATTCGTTGCATCGTCTGATGTGATTGTCACAATAGAACCCTTTCTGGAAAGATATGCCTGCAAGACAGTTGTTACGGTATAAGTCACCCCATCATTTAGGGTAAGGGCACTTGAATTTGAAGTTGACGACATGACTAAAGTTCCAACGGTAAACCCATAGTTTCCTTGCCATGAAACATTCCATGATGCCATTGTATATGTTCCGGTAACCGTTAATAAAGAATTATTAGTAATAGTCGCATCTGAGTTAACATAAATATTATTCCACGCAATTCCGGCAGTATTTAAAGTACAACTCCCTAATATATAAAATGTTGATGAAGTAGTTGTGACTGTTCCGCTTACATAAGTTAATGTTTTCGAATTTCCGAACCCAAAATTTACTCCAATCGTTACATTTCCCTGAATATCTATATTATTTCCAGCCATATAACCTGAAGAGTTCATATAAAGTATTCCGCCAGTTACTATAATTTTAGCCGTGCCAGCTGCTTGACTTCCACTGATCATTAGTCCCGCACATGATAAGGTTTCATTTGTCGTCCAATTAATAATACTATTCGCAGTTGAAAGAGTTAAATCTCCTGAAATTACTAAATTACCAGAAAGTGTTTTTGTGTTCGCTCCAGAAAATGTCATTGCATTAGGCCATGTTTTGCCGCCAGATGTAATGGTACAAGTACCCGAAAGCGTGACAGGTGAACTCCCCGCAATAGTGTAAGAGGTGTTAAGGGTGAAATCACCTGAGCAGGTCAGAACGGCATTGTGAGTTATCGTATTCGTGTAACCTGATGTAATCTCAAATCTCATTACCGTTATCGTTGCCGAGATGGTCGAAGCGGAATTTCCACTTCCCGCCCCGTCAAAATAAACTGAATCACTCGTACCCGGGACGGCTGCATTACCTGCCCCGCCGGAAGTCAATGACCAATTAGTATTACCGGTTGCACTCCAGTTGGCCGAGGCCCCCCCGCCGACCCAATAGCGTTTGCCGCCAAAACTAAGCAGGGGCAATATCATTAATATCAATAAGTATTTTTTCATGTTATTGTATCGTTAAAGAAAATGTTATTTTTAAAGCAGCCGCACAGGCGCCTATATTAAACCCGAAAGTGTCCCCGGCTGAAAAAGCCACAGGGTTCCACGCCGTTAAAGTGGTGCTTCGTATGATATTCCCGGTAGATAGAGCCGGCTTTGTCCCCATGATTGTATTACCGACCGCCGGCAAAGTCGTTCCACCCGTTGCCACCCGCCAAATGTCAATCGTACAAGTCGGCGAAGTCCCCGTTGCTGTGATTGACCAGCCCGTTATCGTCCCGGCATAAGCCATTGTCCGGTAAACTGTATTTCCGGTTCCAACAACACCACCCTGACCGTCCCAGGAAATGATTACAGGCGGTACACCCCCACCGGGAGCGGGGAAGTCTGCCCGGATAGCGGCTGCCGTATCTCTTATGTCGTCAAAGGTGCCTACCCCTACCCCTGCACTTGCTGTGGTGTCCGACCATTCCAAAGCGGAAGCCGGTAAAGCGGTTAAATACCCTTTATCCGTTACCCATTTGTGCGAAGCGACATAAGTATTGGTGTCAATCGTTCTAAGAAAAGCCGAACTATCTGCTATCCAGACGGGATCACTTTCAGCACCGCCGGGAGAGGTGCCGTCTACTGTCAGGTTGCCGGTGACATGAAGGTCGCCGTTGATGGTTGTCTTACCGATACCCGCATTCACATAAATCGGTGCGGTCGCAGTGTCACCGGTTCCAATGTAGATGCGATTAGAAAGGGTTGCATAAGCTGCTGTATTGCCTGCGTTGTAACCTATGCCGATATTATTGGAGCCGGTTGTATTTGCGCCCAATGCATCTACACCAATGGCGGTATTTTTTTCGCCTGATGTCATTGCATCTAATGCCTGATAGCCAATAGCTGTATTATATTGACCAGTATTGTTTGCAGGGATTGCACTACCTTTCATGGCTTCATAGCCAATAGCGGTATTATAAGTACCACGAAGGCTTGTTCCATTATATGCATTATACATAGCCATATATCCAAGTGCTACAGAATTATAACCTCCTGCATTATTATACAAAGTCGCAAAACCTAATGCGGTATTACTAATACCAATAGAATTTAAATATAATGCTGCACTTCCAATAGCCGTATTAGTACTTCCTTTTAAATTTCCAGCAAGTGCATATGCACCTATTGCTGTGTTTTTAGTACCACTTGTATCATTATACAATGATTCAAACCCTATTGCTACATTTTCAAAACCTTTATAACATTTATCAAGTGCCTTATAACCAACTGCAACATTTCTATATCCTATAGTTAAAGCATCTAATACACTTGCACCTATTCCTATATTACCACTTGAATCAGCTGTAAAATTTCCCGCACCCTGTCCGATAAATAAGTTATTGTCCCCCTTTTCGTGATAAGTATGAAATACTGTCGTTCCATTTTGCTTTATCTGCCCGTCTGTTGCGGTTGTTGTGACAAGATTAAGGTTTTTATTCAGGAATAAATTAGAATCCAACTTCACGTTATAAACAGTATTAGCGGTATCACCGGAGAGATACCACAGGGAAGCACCCCCACCCCCCACAGAATCAAATGGAATCACTGCCAGAGTGCTATCCGTTTCGTCAAATACCAAAATAAGATGCTTCCCGATTAAGGTGTCCAACGAATGAACCTTGATCTGTCCGCCAACGTCTAACATTTGCTGCGGCACTGCCACGCCAATCCCGGTGAATCCATTTTTGTTTCCGGCTGTGTCCACGTTTAGAATAACATTGCCGGGCGTGTCCGCTAAAGGAGGCGTTATGTAGATGTTTCCCGCAATGGAAGTTCCTGTTATCGTCCCTATACCAGACTGGATTAACAGGTGATTGCCGGGATAAGGTGTGTTATTTGTAATCCCGATAGCGTGCGTTTGACCGGCGACAAATTGGATGTCGTTAGCTATCCGTACATCTCCGGTATTGTTATTGGTAATATTGCCGGCTATGTCCTTAGCCCAGTAGTTTGGGCTTACGATTATCGTATCGCCGTTGACAAATAACGTATCACCTGAGATGTCCACCTCCCCTGAAGCGTTGTCCAGTTGTTTCCACGCCAATCCATTATAATAATATAAATGATTATCTACATCATTATAAATCTGCCCGTCACGTGCCCCTGATTTTGCAGTAGGTTGTAAAACCATATAAGTTGACCCGCCAAAACCACCGTTGACAAATAATTTATAACCCGGAGAGGCTGTTCCAATCCCTACACTATCGCCGACATTGATTAAATAAACGTAATCTCCAGAAGTCGCCCATCCGCTTGTGGAGGCATTAACTATTTGTACCGTATCAGGCGGGTTATTCTTATAAATGACCACCAAAGCCGTATCACCCAATACCTGCACATTACCAATCGAGTCCCGGTTGATTTTGGAGTTGATGATATACTTATTCAGGGTGTTGTGCATAGTCGCCTTTATCGCGCCTGTATTGTTGGGTTTGATATAAGTATTGTTATAGGTGTTCATGTCCGCATCTGACTTGACCTGAGCAAAAACCGAACAACTAATTAATGCTATAAAACAAAACAATAATAGTTTTTTCATGGTAGATTTTCTGTTGAAATTCCAATATCATAACTTTCGCCGTACTGCTGGGCATCGTATTCCCCTAAAAGGTTTTCGGTATCATGGCGAGCTTCGGTTCCCAACTTATCAGGGTTGGTAAGCCCCCGCAGGATTTCCCAATGGGAAAACACCATATCCTTGCTCTTTACAGCCGTCAGTAAAACGATCTGGCGCACGGAGGCTTCATTACTTCCCAAAGTGGGGTGCTGTATCATGCCAAAAGTCTGAGATACTTTAATGCCTTTGACAAATTTCCAGATGTTATTTTCCAAACTGGCGAACATATACATCCCAAATTTATCATCGGCATCTTGTGGGGAATCCAGTATATCACCAACACAACAAAGGGATCGCTGAACAATCGTGCGCATTTTTTTAAACTCATAACTGCCCCACTTCATAGGTCTGGATTGAATCATGCAGTCTTGTAAAACAGAGGTTTCGCCGTCCATATATTGTGCGCCCAATCCCGTGGTGTACCCCGCCCGGTAATTCTTTAACCCCACCCAACGGCTATTTACTAAGATAAACTGATGCCAGGTGTCGGTGATCTTGTGCCAGGTCTTGTAAGGTAAATTGTAAACGTAAGAATACCCCGAAGAACTATTCCTCCCCTGATCGGTAAATAAATCCCGGTTAGAGATAATGAGTTCTTTATTCATTTTGTCATAACACACCCTGACGTTCTCATCCAGATAGGTTAGAAAATCTTCTTCGCTCAGGTATTGGTACAGATTGACCAAATGACCGTCCGCGTTGGTTATGAAGTTAATATAGTAACTATCATTGATTAATTTATCCGAAGGTACGCCCTCCACTTCACGGGAGATGTGTTGCAGCCGGTTGCCTGAAAGTATCTTTAATCCATCCCGGCTGGCGTATACTATTGCCCCGCCTAATTCACAGATGGAGTTTTTAAACGCAACTTCGTTGTTTAAGGGAACAATAGCTGAGTAGATAACATCCCCGCCGCCCTGCTGCATTAAAAATATACCTTGAGAAGTGAAAACACTTAGCGGGAACTGCCCGAACTGTCCTGGGGATATGGGGGCAGACTGGCTCCCGAAAGCCAAAATAACGGTTTCAGAGTTTCCAAACTGGTAGGAATACATCGAGGGGTAATATAGAGCGTTGTTAATCCTTGACACCTGCACCCGGTTTTTATCCAAGTAGTAACGATCATCGGTTGCCATTGCGTCTATACCGTTTACCCCGCAGACATTCGGGAAAGAGGCGGGGAAATTATTGGTAAAAACGATATTTGTAAAATCAAAAAGCAGGTATTCCGGGTCTGCGCCAGTCGTGGTTTCGTTGGTTATGCAGTAAGCGTAATTGTAAATCTTGTGGGATTTAAGTTCAAAGGATGCCATTTCGTAATAATTAGCATCCCCGGTTTTCTTGATGATAATTCTTATTCGCGTAGCCCTTGCGTCAGGATAGGACACAATCGGGGGTATGCGCAACATATCGCTCGATATATTTACCTGGAGATAGGGAGTAAAGACTTCCCTAACATAGCGGTCGCCCAAATCGGTCACTATCTTGACCTCCCGGTAAAAAGTCCATATACCTGGCATATCTCCGGCAGGCATCAAAGTATAACCTGTAAAGGCATTCCATTCGGAGAATTGGGGTGCGTTACCAAACCTGACGTTGATATTGCCCTTATGTAATTTGGCATTGTAAATATACGGGGTGGCGTTACCTATAAGGGTGTGATTGGAAAAGTCGTCAACGGGTAGTTCGGGTTGTGATTGCAAAATGAACGACCCGGCCTCATCGGTAGCCTCAACGGTTTGTTCAGCATCGTCTTGGGTGTACCATACTTTATTCCAATTTCCATTTTTAGTTAAAGCACCAAAACCACCATATAGCAGATTCAGCCAATTACCACCGCCCAATCTCTTAAATGAATAAGTATTGTGCCTGACGGGTATTTTTTCTACCGTGTCGATATTTTCACCGCCATCCCCTGAGAAATTCAGTTTATTAATAACTTCATTCAGATTAATCTCAAACTTAGTGGTGTTATCCGATTCCATTAATTCGGAATACTTTACCTCTTTGGCAAGGTAATACGGATAAAGATTAACAAGTTGGTGCAGGGAGTCGGTGTTGTCTGAGAAAGCGTAACGGTGTCCAACTCCATCCGTGGTGTACGGTGAACCGTTGTACTCACACAGGTATTGGGACACGTCCTGTGACATAAATACACACAGGTCTGAAATAAGCCCCTTGTAATGCTCTAAATTGGCACGTACCGCCGTGGGCATATTGATGTAAAACTTTGGAATCCCCGTTTCAAGTATCGTATGGTATTTTGCGGCCTCCACTAAGGTCTGCCAATAGTCCGGAGTTCCGTTGCTTAATTTGAGTAAAAATGGTTGGGAATGTCGTATGTAAGAGCCGTCCCATAACCGAAAAGCCCACTGAATCATGATCCAACAGTGAGAGAATAAACCCTTTTGGCGTTTCTTATACTTTTCAATCAGGATTTGGTCGAACAATTCAGCTTGAGTGTCAAACTCCTTATAATCTCCGCCGGTAATAATAATCCAGTCGGTAGCATCAGGGCTGACCTGGTACTGAAATGAAATGTCCGGGCAAATGTCTTTTGAGAGTTCCACATAAGCCGAGGTGTCATTGTCCCAATTAAATATCAGTTCTTTATCCGCAGTGGTGACAATTAGGATCGAGTTTAGACTGGTAACGGATAATACGGTTTCACTTGGATCGGTGGAAATGCCCTTGATGGAGGTTTTGGTTTGGGCTGTTGGCTTAACTAAATAAAGATTAGGTAAGCCCAACCCCTCATAAGCCACACCCACATAGTAATCCGTACCATTCTTTTCATTGATGTAAGCATGGTAATAAAGTAAAGCACACCCGTGATCCCATGACCATACAGCGGTTTTTTCACCCACCGTGCGCCAACTGCCGTTCTTAAAACGCAGGTTCACAACTTCCTCACATCCCGCATCTTCACAATTCAGATCGTGCTGATGGCGTTTTATCCCCGTTGGGATGATGGTAAGTTTTTGATTTTGCGGAAGAAGACCCTCGTTAGTCATGTTAGAATAATTGGCAACAAATATAAGTGAAAATGCACAGGTTTAAACAAGCGTATGCTCTTTTTGCCAACTTTTTGGTAAGATTTGATTAATTTATTTCTCTTTTGGCATGATTATTAATTCAACAACCTTCGCACCTTCAGGTAGTTTAATGCCCTTTAAGTCTTCCAAATCCTTGTCAGTCAGGAGACCGGGTAAATCAACTTTAAACCAGAAAGATTCCCCCATACCGATAGCGACATACTCATAGTATTGCTTTGATGTGGGGTTCTGGACTGCTTTACATAGAGTGCCTTCGCTGAGTTTTCTGTGCTTGGGTTTACTTTCATCGACAGATAAAATATTATTATCGTTTAGGTCAATATTTCCCATAGCAACACATTGCCAACTCCCACCATTAAACCAAAATATCAACCAGTTGTCCTTAGTTTCCCATTCGACCCAATAATATCCTAATTCACGTTCTTCAGTTAATGTTCTCATTTCCCTTCCTCCTTTTTCGGTTGGTAGGGTTTGGGAAGTTCACATAATGCCCTTTCGGCCATTTCCTTTAAATAATTTGCATTTTGGGATAGTTCTAAGGCAACCATTCTGTTAAGTCGTCCACCTTCCTTTTCTGCTTCTTTACGCAAATAATCAATCGTATGTGCTATATGGTCAAGTGCCGTGGTAGCGATTAATAGTTTCGCTTCGTGTTCGGCGATGGCGGCGGTGATAAGGGATTTGAGATCAGCATCAAATTTTATCTCAGCGTCATCATCTTTTATAAAATCTGCATATCCATATTCATCAAGGCGTGCATCAGCAAGGCGGAACCAATAGTTTTTAAATTCCTGTTTCAATTCTTCTGTCTTCATTTGTCCTTTGGTTTAATTGATTCTTCCCATTGTAACCATTCTTTATGATATGATTTACCGAGCCATTCCTCAACAATAGGTTTTAAATCAGGAAATTTGTTGAATAGTTTAACGTAAAATTCTATCGAAGCATTAGCAATATCCACCGGGTATGCATATTCACTCAATACGGTTTCCATTACTTTTGACAAATCAAGTGCGATTTCTTTTTTTTCTTTACTTGTCATATCCCCTCCTTTGGTTTAAATATAATTTTTCCTGTTTTATGAAGATAAATAGGTTCTATTTGGAAATGCAGCCATAATAAGTTATGAGGCGCATATTTGAAATAGATAGGTTTCCAGAATTTGCACCAGTAAATTCTAATAGAAAAACCAACCTTAACGGGAATACGTTCACAGACGACATAACCTTCGTAACAATATTTTTTACAAACTCCTAAACTTTCATCTTCGAGTGAATATGCCTGCAAATCCTCTGTCATAACAGCGTACCCTTTTCTATTTGAATTTAGCATTTACCCCTCCTTTGGTTTTTCTGGTTTTTTTTTCTTGGTTAAAAAGTCTTTCATTCTAAGTGGACATATTTTACTTCCACAAACAGGGCAATATCCTTTAGGCATTTTATTTAAGTTTTAGGTTTTTCGATGATTAACAGTTCGACTTCTTCGGCATCGGGAGGTAAATTTGCTATACCACTATAAGTTTCCATTGATCTGAATAGACTTTTTTTATTAGCAAACCACCCCTGATTAAAGGTTGAATAGTAATACCATTCATCCGTCCCCCGTTTACGGAGTGCCTTAGCGTGGATTATAGGCAAAGATTCCACAATGTCAATACACTGGTCGATAGCCTTATTTACCTCTATTTCCGTTGGTGACTGCGGAATGGCACTTTTCAACGTTTTGAATTTGTTTATCAGGTCTTTCATGTTATTCCTTTCTATTGGTTACGTTTGATGAGTTTGCCGCAAAAGGGGCAAAATTTGTATTCGATATTGACATCAGTAGTTTGCCTATCTCTACATTCCGCATGAAATGTAATAAGCATGGACTCTATCTTTTTCCACTCGCACACCCCCGCATCCGGGACGGACTTATTTACATAGTCATTAATGACTTTCATGTCAGCAACAGGATGGTTTTCATCCGTGGCGGGCTGGGAGCGGTATAAATCCATCGCTTTAATAATGGAACGTGCTTGTGCTAATTTTTGTAAGATCATGATTTCACCTTGTTTATAGGGTCAACTGATTTCTGCATTTTCTCACACATCAGGATATATTGATAGTATTCTTTGACTTGTTCCGGTGTGTAACCTTCCCGTTTGCCGATCATCTTGTAATTTGCTTTCCACCAAGGAATGTCTTTTTTATGGCATCCGATTTGGATTTGATTTAATCCCCACCAACATACTGAATGCCGTGTACCATTAATGAAAAACGTTTTGACTAAATATTCCGTATCGGATATTTTTGTTAAATTTAAGTACGCACCGGACAAGTTCGCACCGGACAAGTACGCACGGGACAAGTTCGCACCGAACAAGTCCGCACCGGACAAGTACGCACCGGACAAGTTCGCACCGGACAAGTCCGCACCGGACAAGTTCGCACCGGACAAGTTCGCACCGAACAAGTCCGCACCGGACAAGTTCGCACCGAACAAGTCCGCACCGGACAAGTCCGCACCGGACAAGTTCGCACGGCTTCCGCCTTCATTATGTATCCATAATCCGTGTAGTTTAAGGATTTCCGTTAATTCTTCTTTTGTGTAGGTTTTCATGATCTTATTTCTTTATTAATTCTTACTTTCTCAAACATAGCGCAACCCTTGCAAAGATCAATCAGATATATCCCAGGATTTGCAGGGTCTAAATCCACTCTTTCAGTTGCTGGTAACTCACAAATTTCACACTTTACCTCTGGTTCAGTAAAATCGGTATCTTCCAATAGGTAGGGATGTGTCTTTTTATCTGTTAAGAGGTACATATTATGCAACTTTACGGTTTATTCTTCTGGAAAGTTTCTGCATCCTGATTTTTGCATGGCGTTTTTTCTGGAAATCCTTAAACTAACGGAATTATGCCATTTTAAAAATCGGATTTCTTCGTTCATATACTGAATTTCTCTTTTCGTTCGAATATCATCATAAATATTATATATCAATGCTGACACCGCTAAAGCAATGCAGATACCGGCAATAAAGCTGACACACATAAGTAAATATATTTCTGTAGTTTTCATGGATTTATTTTATTTAAGTTTTCACAATACCATTCAATCATTAACCTTGCCCCTGCCATACCCTCAATTCCTAATCCTTTGCCGATGTCTTGTATTTTGTCATCAATCTTGTCCTCACTCGGCAGGGTGATTTCGGTGAACTCACAGGACTTTTCTGTTTCATCTGAATCAGTGGGGACGGCAATAATGCACCCATCAATCAAATGGTACCCATCCGGCACATCGCATAAGATTAGTTCTTTCATGGCTCAATATTTAAATTAAATTTCTTTTCGCACTTCATGGTATCTCCAAATAATTCAATGCGCTTGTCGATTACGGTCTGCATATCGGTTTCGCTTATCCCGCACTGGACGAGTTTTGTCATTTGAGGGCTGTGGCACTCGAAACAATATTCCGGTTGGTCGGGTTTCTGGCAGGCAACCGCCATAAAAATAGACGTGATCACCACGGCAAGCCAGAAGATTAGATAGTTCTTTGTGTTTGGTTTCATCCGTATATCCTTTCAAAAATTATGCACCATGCCCAAGGATTCGATTGCCAGGATTCTTTGCCGTTGATGGATTCCCAAAGAGTTTTAAATGATTCTTTTGGCCCGAATAAAATCCCTCTTGCAAATCTTTCCCTTTTAAAAGAATAATCCCGATAAAACAAAGTATCGGGTTCCTCATCTGGAAACTTTATCTTTCTTTCAATTCCTTCATTAAGGGCATCAGTATTAGATATATCATTTAGCCTTTCCACCCTGACCGACTTAATAACTAAGTCAATCCGGGAAGCGGATCGGGGCATGAAGATTGAGGGTTTCCATCCCGTTTTAGCTTTATTCTCCGGGTCTGCTTTGTAAAAAATAAAATTTGGCGGAACTATCTGAAATGTTTCCCGTACCCAAAGTTTATCACCGGGTTGACCGTAAGGAAATTTAATACTCCACGCCTCATTTGAAATGCCATATCTTTCTGATCCTGGATATTCTTCCCCGTGCCGGTCTACCATTGTTGGACAGTATAATCCTGTTTCAAAGATGTCATCAGGTGGTTGCGGTTTAATAATCCTCCTTGTCATTGTTTTCCGCCCGGCCAGGATTGCCTGTACCATTGGGGGACTGAATAATATTGGATGCTCTTTCATATCACCACAGCTTTAAATTCTTTTCTTTTGCCAGTTGTTCGGCCTTTTGTTTGAAATAGATTGCTAAGTTTTCTAACTCGAATTTGCCATATTTTCGTGTAATATGCTTTTGGACTTTCAAATGATTTAAGTTCATTTCTCCCCAGCGATTCAGAATATATTTCTCAAAATCAGCATCCCGTCCTTGCTCAAAAGCATTGCATTTTTTGCATTGAGTTGCACAATTATACACATCAAACCGGGTTGCCATGTGTTGACGCTTAATAAAGTGGCCGCAATCCATATATTTGACATCCCCGATCTTTCCACAGGTACAACACTTCGCAAGGCCGTTTTCATCAACATCCCTTAAACGGATATAGAGAGAGAAATATTTGTCAGCTTTTGAGGTTTTCATTTTATCATCTCGGTTTAAGTAGTTTTTCATCCCGTCTCACAATTTCCCTTAATCTCAATTCCTTTTCCGGCACTGTTAAATTATTATTTACAACCAATCTACAAATAATTAAGTTGGTAATATGTAGAAATAGCACTATATCAAAATGGCATTTCATCGTCCTCGTCTTTAAATTGTTTATACGGTGGGGTTTGTTTTTGTACTACAACCCCATCATCCCAATTATAGTTCTTATAAAACATGGTTCTCTTGTCAAAAGTAAGGCGAAATTCACCCGTTGATCCGTTCCGGTGCTTTTCTATCAAAGCAATACCCACGTTCTCATAAGTATTGCCCTGCTCGTCCTGGGTTTTCCCGTAATACTCAGGCCGGTATAAAAAGATAACCATGTCCGCATCCTGTTCGATTGCACCGGATTCACGTAGGTCGCTCAAAATGGGTTTTTTATCATTGCCCCTGTCCTCCACCTTCCTGGATAATTGAGAGAAAGCAATAATGGGGATGTCTAACTCTTTAGCCAATGCCTTTAGTCCACGGGATATTTCACTGACTTCCTGCTCACGGTTCTGTCCTTTCTTGACCCCGGACATAAGTTGCAGGTAGTCCACCATAATCATTTTAACCTGATGAGACCTGACCATATCTATTGCCTTTGCCCGAAGCTGAATGATGGTAAGCGAGGGTGTGTCATCCACGAAAGCCCTCGTCTTTAATAGCTTCTGCACATCCGCATCCAATAAAACCTGCTGAGATTCACTCAACGCCCCGCTTCTTAAATCCTGGTAGGGTAGGTTGATCATAATGGATTGCAGGCGCAACACCACCTGGAATTTAGTCATCTCCAGACTTATAAACCCTACCGGAATACCCGAAGTGACCGCCATATGATAAATCATAGATATTCCAAAAGCGGTTTTACCCATCCCCGGACGACCAGCTACAATAATCAGATCGCCATTCTGAAATCCATTTGTGACTGCATCTATCAATCTATACCCACTCGCCAGACCTATGAAGTCAGACTGGTTTGTGTTTTTAATAATGACGGCGTTGCGTTGGGCTATTGTTCCCACCTGTTCGGCAGAGGTAATATTAATTGTGTTATACAGCCCCATTAATCCCAACATGTGGGAATCTATTGCGTCAAACACATCCTCATCATCCTCAAAGGATTGCTTTATCAATGTACTACTCAGCCGGATCATCTCCCGGCGCAGCCATTTTTGTTTAATGATGGCTATGTGATATTCAATATTAGCCGAAGATGCTACCCTATTGGTAAGTTGGGTCACACCATAGCCACCACCGGCCAGTTCCAGGTCGCCGTTAATCTTTAACCTTTCCGTGACGGTCATTATATCCACGGGCTTATTCTCGGCGTACAACCCCAGTATGGCTTTAAAGATAACCTGATGGTTAGTTTTATAAAAGATGGTCTCAGATTGGATGGACACCAACGCCAACGCCAAAGCCGCAGGTTCGAGCATAATAGCGCCCAATACCGCCTCTTCCAACTCCACGGCCTGCGGTTGAATCTTGCCTAATTCCGATGGCGAGTTATTCTTCAAGTGGTTTCCAGTTTTTCAGGCGTTCTTCACGCTCGCGTTTAATGCTTTCTTCTGTGATTTGTTTTAATGGCGGTCGAGTAACCGCATTCTCCTGCTTTATCCGCAACCAGTTATTGAAATGATTGCGAACATCAACCAAAGTACGATTGCCGGGTTTTGATACTCGCTGATCATTTATATAGCGATTCAGATAATTTGCGACTTGTTTTTCGTTTAATTTATAATTCATACAAATTACAGAAATCCAACTCTCTTCTTTTAGTAATATATTAGTTATAGTATTATAATCTAATAAAGAATATTCATTTACAATTTCATTTTCAGAAGGTATATCCGTGGAATTACCACGGTTTAATTCAGGATTATTTTTTTTATCCCAGTAATTTTGGATTCTTTCCCTCTGTATCTCTTTAAATTCAGCACGTTTTAATAAAGATTCACGAACCCAGGGAATAAAATAAACATCATTTTCACATTCCAAAATCAAAGTAATAGCATCCCAACATTCACTAAAGTCTTTACCAAGTATTTTCCGGGCTTGTTCCACGGTAAAACCACGGAATTTGCGTTGGGCTTGAATAAGGTCAAAATAACATCCCCTTTCGAGCCTGTTCATATGAGAAACATCTTTAGCGGCATCGCCATCATAATATAAAAATGCGGGGTCTTTCATAATATAAAATCAAACCCCTTAAAAGAAAATCCGGGAGACTGAAGGGTGATGATGCCCACTCCCGGAAATTCAATTAAAGGGTTATATCTTAATGTCTTTTGCATTTCATCATATTTCAGTACCGCAAAATTAACCCGATCTGCACATCCTTTTACAAATGGCAATAATTTAGAATCATTCTTTGTATCGCATTGGGAAATACTTTTTGATCATCTCTGGGGTTACGGTGAGTTGTTTGTCGATTATATTTAAGATCATTGTGGCTTTGTCGCTCATTTGCTTGCCGTCAGGGCTTTCCTTTATGCCAAGTAACTTCAGCTTAACATCGGACACTACTTTGTACATGGCGGATAGTTCACGGAGGGATTTGCATTTGGGTATAATCTCTATTGCACGATCCTCTATCATAGAGAGAATAGTATTAGAATTAATATTATAGTTATAATCTAATACTAAGGATTCAATCTTTGCCTCTTCTATGGTTTGAATAGCCGATTGGCTTTTGACATCACGTATTTTAAGTTCATAGTCCCTCACATACGCTTTAGCCCAACCTTTAGCCAACCATGTGTTCAATGTGGGGACGGGGACGCCATGTTTCTGCGCGGCTTGATTAACGCTGTGTTTGAGATCAACGTAAGTACGAATAACCTCGTACTTAAACAAATCATCGTAAACTTTTAGGTTTGCTCCACCTGGCATAGTTAAATATTTGGACGCAAAGTTAATATTATTCCTTCACCCAATAATAAAGCGTGTCGCCGTTGATCACCGTGTCGCATTGTGTGTATACCGCACCATCCGGGTGGTAATCCTGGTAAGATTCAACCGGGATGGGGGCGCAAGATGACAGCAGTGTTATCATAAATAAAAACCAAATGTACTTTATTCCGATCATTTTATCAGCATTTGTATCAACGGTACATCAATAAAGAGCGCAATGGGTATCGCCAACACGCTCCACTTGAGTCGCCGGTGGTCGTCCCAATAGCGAACCTGACTGATGATGAGTAGGTAGATTAGGGACATGGCGAAATCTCAAATCCTTGAGATTTAATCCAATTGTCAATATCCGAAAGGAGTTTCCCCAACTCAGGCGTATACTCCGTTTGTCTTATTGCCTCCCGTATATTACGTGCGTCCCATATGGTTTCGCACGTGATTTCAATGGTGAACGGTTTGAAAGTTTTGGGTTCTTCGGTTGTTTTGATTTTTGCTTTCATAAATATTTTATAATTAAGAAGATAAAAAATAACCATATTGGCAATGCCACACATAATAACACAATCGCATAACATCCTATTTTACCCAATCGTTGTTTATCCATATCATTTGAATTTGATTATTGGACTACTCCACGTACACCTGAGTAGCACCTGATGCCTTTCGGTGGGTGCGGTGATAAAGATATACCACGTCCGGTGTTCCCGTTTGTCCACGTGGATTTCGTCAATCCAGGCTTCCGGGTATTGCTTCATCACTCTGGCGACCGCTTGGCGAGCTTCCGTTTCGCTGGGGTAGTGGATCATAAAGATTTTTTAAGTGACATCAGTGCGGCCTCCTTCAATAGCCTGGTATAATCAGGATCATCAAGCATTCGCGTAAGCATTTTAATAATATCACTATTTTTACCACCACCGGCAAACAGGTAGTTACCATCCTCATTACCCAGCATTATTAATACCGGAAGTGTGGATTTTGCTTGAATGTCCATAATCTTTCTTGCCAATTTTGCAACGGTCGGTGTGGGTTTTTTATCCTTCTTTGTCATAATTTTACAGTATTTGACTGTCCAAATTTACATCATTTTGCACACCCTTTCACAACTTTGTATAGATTTTTAGTATTATTCTGCCAATTTATCGCTTAAACCTCATCAAATAACAGCGAACTTTGGCGGTTTAATTCCTAAAGCCATGCGAAAGACTTTGATTTTCACCGCACTTTTGGTTCTTATTGCACTTGCATTCATTCCATCCGTCCAGATACCCGGCAAACAACTGCAAAGTTGCGAATTTATCAGTTTGATTGTGGCTCTTGCCTCCATGATTGCCCAACAGGGTTTACAGGCAGCCGGTAATCAACGGGCCGGGATAGAGAGAAAGCGTTACCAAAACCAACTCCAGGGTAGGATTGATGATCTGAATAGTTGGTTTAATGGCGAAAACAACAAGGATTTTTTACAGACAGACGTGGCGCAATCTGCCGTATCGGGGCTTCTGGGTCAGCAGGACAGACAGATAAACGCACTGAATAACGCCAGTGTCGCCGGTGGAGCCACTCAGGAAGCCAACATCGCGGCCAAAGGGAAACTAAACGAGAACTTTTCTGATGCTATCGCCCGATTGTTAGGTTATGGCACACAGTACAAACAGGGTTTAAGAGATCAATACGACTACCGCTTACAATCACTATACGCACCGATGGATCAACTCAGTCAACAGAAGATCGGGGACTGGGCAAACTATAATCAGAACGTCTCCAATGCGGGCAATGCAGTCAGCACCGCCGCAGGGATGATTGACTGGGAGGATTTATTGAAGAAACGGCAACAGGGGATGGGGTTTTCGGGTTATGGTGGGGCAGGTGATACGGGCGGGGCTTACATCAGTGGCAACCCAAGTTGGGGGCAGGGTGTAGGGGTGTATTAATTTTAAACCATAACCGATGTACTACGATCCAACGTGGATATTCGACACTAAGCCACCGAAGAAGGAATACCCGAATATTACCGGGCTGATGCCGCAGGATAAGCCCAAAAAGCGGGGGTTTACTACTTTGGCAAATCTTTCCGATGTGTTTAAACCCCATACCCAGTTACCTACATCGCCCGTTGCATTACAGGTTCCACCACCAGCGCCCCAATCGCTCGCCGATAGATTCAATGATATTAGAAACAACGACAGTTATCGCGCCGAGGCCGCAAACCAACAGCAAAGAATGAGGGATTATCAAAACAGTTTAATCAGATTAACCGATAGGCGGACTCAGAACCCGGGCAGTGGATTGCCAATAAACCCTAACAGTGATTTGTATACCGGAGAGTATGACCCCAACGTAATCCGAAAGATTATTCAGTATTCAAAACAATACAATGTCGATCCTTATGAGCTTCTTGCGATAGCGATGCAGGAAACCCGGTTAGGAAAGGCAAGCCGGGACGAATCGGGCAAATTGCGCATAGAGGCAAACAATCCTGATGCGGCACGTGTCGGGAATATCGGGCATGTTTTAAATATCGAAGACCCCTGGATGAATGGGTATGAACGCTTGGCTCAATCATTGGTGAAATCAAACGCAGAGTATAAAGACAGGTGGAAACGGGGTCGTGGTTACACCGATTGGCCTGCCGAACAGGATAATCTTTACCGATTGCAGGCTTACAATGGAACTCAACCGCTTTATCCCACAACAGAGCAGGGCTATCACGGGGGTATAGTCAACGCCTTTTATGGTATTCCGGTGACTCAGGATAATCCACTGGATGTAATGACTAATCCTGTTTATGGTAAGGTAATCACATCTTTGGCCAACGAATTTAAAAACACGCCCGAAATACAACGCATATATGATGAGGTTTACAAATTGAAAAACAAGTAACCATGACACCAATAATAGACCCGAACTTTTGGCTCAATATGGCACAGAAAAAACTTGAGCAACCCGATATAGTCGGGCAGATATTGGCTCAGTACCAGCGACCGGGCGACCCATCGGCGCAGAACTACGACCCCCGTTATGTGTCTGAGTTGGTTAATAACCCGGCAGCAGCACCATTAGACCCCACGCAACCAGTAGCCACATCCAATGATTATGATTTAAACGCCGGCTATCTGAAGGGATCGCCGGGAGATTTAGCGGTCAAAGCAGGGAAAATACCACCTTACACCACCTTCACTGAGGCTGCAAAACAAAACAAAAGTAACGCTACTCCACCACCTGCCGCTCAGCCAAGTACACAATCCTCCCTACCCACAGGTTATGAGGAATATATGAAAATCTTTAAGAACACCCTGCCCGCCGAACCGGAACTGGATAAGAAAAAGCGCAACCAACTCGCCACGGTAGCTGCCATCAACGCTTTAGGACAGATGATAAGGCAGGTTGTTGATTATCATTACGGGGCAAAACACGGCTCTCCAATTAATCCCGAACCCAATGTGACGACCCAGCAACTCTTGGCGCAGTACGAAAAGGAACATGACGAGTACCAACAGAGGAAAGACCGTTACGACCTGATGAAGACCAATACGATGCAAAATGCCTTTAAGTATGCGTATGGGGACGAGCAATATCAGCGAAAGTACAACGATACATTGGCGATGATGAACCAAAGGGCTACCAATGCTGAGGAATTGCAGAAGAATAAAGCCGGTTACAATGCTGCCTTAATGGGTGCAAAGCATGAATTGGGCGATGAAACAATGAAGGATAAACAGGCGAACGACTTGGAAAAGATGAAAAAGAAATACGGGTACGACCTGGATTTGTTGGGTAAGAGGATTGGTGCTGAAAACGCAAGGGCAGCAGATAAGGTTGTGACCGATCAGTTTAAGTTAGCCGGGGATAACGTGCCGGTAGTGGATCAGCAGACCCATGCCACGTTGACGATTCCAAAGGAACTCTATTTTGATGTGTACCAAAAGATTATGAACCATCCAACGGCTGAAATCTCTAAAAGGATGAAAGATTTGGTTGGTGCAAATTATGAACAATCAAAGCAGATTGTGGATGGAATGATCGCTTCGGAGTATCAGAAATATTACAAGCCTATTTATGACGCAACCGGGAAGTTCCAATCATGGGAGGCATTGCCGGAGGTTATGACCGATTTAACTAACCCATCTTTTCTGCCTAAAACATCCGATCAACAGAACGCTAATACGACTTCAGGCGAACAGAAAGAGGAATCAGATGTTCCGTGGTATCAACGCTAATAATAAACATTATGCCTGATAGACCAGATTTATTATTACAGTTGTATAACAACATCTTAGGATCGAACCGGATAGGCCAGAGCCAGTTGGGGACGTATGACATATTCCGCACCAACATTACCGACCCCACAAAGGCACAGTATTTATACAACGACCTGACGGGCAAATACAAGTTCAGCCAAGCAGAAATAGGGGACTTTGATACGTTCTATAAAAGCGTTCAGTCTTACATCCCCACAGCCGCACTACCTACTGAGCGAAAAAAACCATCAGAAAGAATGCGGGAAATTGCAGAATCGGGAGGAATACCCGGTAATATCCCATTTTTAGGGTTGTCCATGTTAAATAAGGGAGTGCCTACCCCACAGGGCATTCAATATGATTTTACCAATGATAACCAACTCCTCGACACCATGATCAATGATGTCACGCAGAAGTTGAATGTTGTATCGCAACCGCCCGCACCACCATTAACGGGCGGATATAGCGCCGGGAAGGTCAGTGAAACCAATTATGACCCCGAACTGCACAACCCCGATTACGATAATTTATTACGGGAAAAACAATACCTGACCGATGCAAAAGATTGGCTGAAAATTGCAGAGAAACGTACCGAATTAAACACACCCAATGTCTTTCAGCAATTCACTAAAGGATTATTGTCGCCGTTGGCTAAAGACTTCTTCACTATGGGTCTTACCGAAATGAACCGCCAGTTTGATGTGGCGGGTGTGGCTCAGAAGGCGGGCAAAGGTGAACAGTTGAACGATAAAGAACAGGCATTATTAGCCTGTTACGGCATTTATCAAACGATATTAAGTCAACCGGGTAGCCTACCATACAACATCGGTCAGCAAATTACCATGCAGATACCTTATATGGTTCAGTTTGCTGCAACCAATGGCGCGGGAACGATTGCTAAAGAGGGAATGAACTCTATGTTAGGCATAGTGGGAAAGAATTTGGGAGAAATCAAACAATTTATGCCTAAACTGGCACAGGTTGGCCGTGAAATGCCAGGATTGGTAGCCAAAGGTGCAGTGCAGACCGCTACAATGCCAATGGTGTATACTAATATGGGTGAAAAGATCGCAGGTCAGGTAGACCCCGAAGGTAATATTATCTCCCAATCCTCGCTTCCTGTCGGGATGATGAAGGGTTTGGCTAATTCATTCCCGGATATTCTGACGGAATCTATGGGTACGCATATCATCGCTTCAATTCCTCGCATCGGTACATTATTAGGTAAGAAAGCGGCACAAGGCGTAAGCCGTTGGCTTACTCCAGTACAGAAATTCAAGGGTGCGGCGATGTTCGGTTCATTCCCGGAGGAATTTTCAGAAGAAATGATGTCCAACGTGATTACCCCAATGATTGATCCCGACACAAAGGCATCGGATGTATGGACAGGCCAGAACATTTTAACGACTACCATTACACTGGCTGCCGTTGGCGGTGGATTTTACGCTTCCAATGTTGCCTATAAGTCATTGGATGAGCAGATATTAAGAAATAAATATCTGTCAGATCTGCCAAAAGAAACCAAATCCAGTGTCATTGATGCGTTAAAACAGGACAAGCCCGCCGATGTGTCATCCAGTCTAAGCGATATTTTGCACAAATCAGGAGTGACGGATCAACAAGGATTGAATATTATTACCTATGCTTGGAACAACGCTATGCGCCGAGGGATGGGTGAAAGTTTATTATCAACTTTGGCAGAACAGGAAAAACAAAAAGCGGATGAACCTTTAAAACCGCAGGCAGTTGAGAATTTAAAAGCGCAAGGCGTACCGGAAGAAAAGATTGCCGAGGTTTTAAACACGCCCGAATCTATTTTAAGTCCCGGCCAACAAAAGATTAAGGCTCAATTTGATCAGGAATTAGGTAGGGTCAGGATTGATAAAGACGAACAACTTGCCGCCGCCGATCAGGTAAAAGCGCAATATGCACCCTTTACTTATAAAGACAATGAGCATTTAGTCCAAATTGTAGATAGAGAAGGTAATCATTGGTGGGTAAAAGATGGTGACGTAACGATTAACCCGGAAGATGGCACGTGGAAATTAGGTAAGAAGCCTTTGATTGTCGTCCCCGATGGCGGAGGCGAGGCTATGATGATACCCTTTGATGATGTCGTAGGTGTCCGGGCGACCTCCCTGAGCGAACTTGGCGGGGTGTCAGCGTCCAATGTAGCCCAACGTCAACAGCAAAATAAGATTGGTGAACAAATCCTGCAAAAACTGGACGAAGTACAGAACCCGCCGGAGACTACCCTGAGAATGGGTGAAAGTATTACCTATAACGGCAGGCAGGCAGATATTATTGAAACCGGGAAAGATTTTGTGAAGGCAATTTACGAGGACGGGACGCAAGTTACTATCCCTGAATCTGAATTTGGCAGTGTAGAAAAGACTACACCCGAACAAGCCGGGGAAGTTACCGCACCAAATGTTCCGCCTGTTGCACAAAATGCACCAGAAAATGTGCAACCTACTGCACAAAAGACAGTTTTAAAAGCCAATCTGAACGGAAAAGACGTACCAGTGCCATTTACTGCACTTCCAGACGGGAGTCTGCAAAGCAACCCTTCCTTCGCCAAAGAATCAGAAGCCAATAAGGTAGCCAAAGCCCTGGGAGATAAGTACAGCCAGAGTGAATTTACCCCTGTCAATACGGCAGACCCAAGCGATGCGTTGGCAGAAAACAACTTTGTTATTGTTTCGCGTCCTAAACCTGCGGAGAAACCAACGGGATTACCCGCAAAAGGTGCGGAGTTTGTCATTAACGGCGATGAAACCAATACCACTTTCAGGATTGACAACAAGGGAAAGGTGCAAGCCTTTTTAGACGGAGCATGGTCTGACAGTGGAGCAAGCGATATGATCTTAGCCACCGCAAAAGGCAGTGGTTTCACATTAAAATCCAAGCAAAATGAGCAAGTCAAAGAAAAAGCCAGCCCGGAAGCAGGCAAAGAAAGTGCCGCAACCCAAGAAGTCCAACCCCAAGAAGGGGAAGTAATCACTAAACCGCAGGAGGAAATTCAACATGATCAAGAAAACATCGAAGGGCTACCAGGTGGTGAGCCACAAGGGGAAGCCGTTGAGCAAGGACGACCTGAGTTACGTGGAGGCACAGGACAGGTTACAGGAAGTGGAGATGTTCAAACACATGAAGAAAAAGTAAATGAACCCCCTATTGCACCCGATCAGGCGGAAGTTGTACCACAGGCTGAAGTACCCGAAACGGGAATCCCCGCATCGGAACAACCACCTGACTTACAGCCAATATCTGAAACGAATCCACAGCCAGAGTTGCAGCAAGAGTCACAGCATGAGCTGCAACCGTGGGAGATGACCAGGGAGAAGTTTGTTGGCGAAGGGTACACTTTCGATCAGACAGATCGTTCCCTGAATATGGAGTTGAACAAATGGCAGAAGATTAAAAATGAAGCCGATAAGGAAAAATATAACATTCCTGCTTTCGATAAGGCTATTGCGGGAGTTAATCGTAAGATAGAACTCTCAAAGCAACATCGTGAATCAATAACACAAGCCCTCTCCGAAGGCAAGCCCGTCCCCGAAAACGTACTTGCCGACTATCCTGATTTAAGGGTAAACCCTGAAAAACCAACGACCAATTTAAAGCCACAACCTGAAAAACCTAAAGGGGTAGAGTCAGGGGTAGAGTCAAAACCTTACGACCGCTTCGCCAAAGATTTAGGGCTGACTGAACCCGTTGACGTAATCGGCGGTGATGCAAAGACAGGTAAAATTGGCGATGCAACTATTGTCGTGGCGCAACACACCCCCGAAGCGGTGACATTGGAATCTATCAAAGTTCCATTGAAACAACGCCAGAAGGGTCAGGCAAATGCGGCGATGCGTGACATTACCGATAAAGCCGACGAGTTGGGCATTACCCTCAAATTAAAAGCCGTGCCGGAAGTATCTTCGGATATGACCGCTCAGCAGTTAAGGGATTGGTATAGAAAATACGACTTCCTGTTTGTTGGGAACACGGGAGAACGACTGCCAAAAGAGGGTGGTATGTCGGAAAAGCCGACACCCGTTTCCGTTTCTCCGCAAAAAGGTGGGGGAATAGAAATAAAGCAGAAACCCCCTGATGAATTTGTCGGGAACGCACTAAAGCCGAAATCCAAACCTAAAGAGTTTGTGGGTGAAGTATTGAAGCCTAAACCAACCACTCCCGAAGACCGATTAACGGACTTAGGCTCGCAAATAAGTAAGGTTAAACAAGAAATTGACTACCTGAAAAAGCAGCGTAAAAATAAAGGAATCCCGACCGAAAGGGAAGCTGATCTCAAAAAAGACCTTGCTAAACTCAGGGATCAATATAGAAAACTTGACTTTTCCATCCCCATTAAAGAGAACCCGGATGCACCACCAATGCCGACAGGGGAAAACCTGAATGAATGGATAGGTTGGGTGCGACTGTACTCTACCAACCCGCAAGATATACACATTGCCTGGCAGCAGGAACGCGAACATAACATACCCTATGATAAATTACACGATTGGCAGTTAGCCACACTTGAAACCCGCACTACGATTAAAAGTTTTACCGATCATAACGATAAAAACAATATTACACAGGGTTTAATTAAACGATTTACGGATAAAAATGGTACACCCCTTGACCGGATAGCTGCCGAAAAATTCGAGGATGGAATAGATGTGACCCCTGGGGAAGTGGCGCAATTTATGGTAGATGTCGTGAATAATTCCGATATTATCCGTAAAACCACGGACGATCAACTTGATTTGGCGTACCGATTCAAAAAATTAACAGGTTATTCCATTAATAAATACAGGGAATGGAATGAAAAAAATGTTGGGCAAATAAATATTTCAGACGAACTTGGTGCAGAAATCGCTAATTTTACAGATATTTCCATAATCGACAACCCCGATTACCTGGCATCCTTTAAAGATGACGCTATCAGTGAGGGTTGGATGACCGATCAGGATTACATTGACATACAGGATTACTTAAACAACAAAGGTTATGAAGAAACGATTAGCTACTCCAGAGGAACAGAAGAAACTCTGGAGGGCGTTGCAGAACACCCTGGCGAGGGCAAAAGAGTGGAAGGAAAGCCAGAAGCCACAGCCCGACAAAGAGAAATCGCCCGAATAAAAGCCGATTACACCAGGCAAATTAAAGACTTAAAGGAGACACTCGTTTCCGATTCGCAACTTCGCAACCGGCAGAACGAGGCAGTAAGAGCAGCCAATAAAAAGATTAGTCTATTTGGGCAGGCGGGATCATTGGGCGAAAAGGATATGTTTGTCGGGGAAGGTGCATTTGGCACAAACGAAACCACTATCCGCAAGAACATCGCCGATCAGGTTAAAGCCTACAATAAGCAAGTTAATGAAACCATCGCCCAACTTGAAAAGGATATGCGGTCGGAAGTGGCATTGGCTGAAAAGCAGATTGAGATGCCGATGGATGTTCAGGAAAAGCCTCCCTCCGAACCGAATATATTGCAGTCCACCCAATCCGAAGACATCTTACCCGATCAAAGCGTCAATGTCGAGAACCCCCTGTTTAAAAAGTACGACTACATCGGAGATATGTACTCCGAATTAACAACCGGGAGCAAGGAATTTGAAACTACCGTCCGTCAGATGGCTTCCGACATCTCTAAGGAAACGGGGGTTAAGGTAAACATAGTAAAGTCTAAGAACAATCTGGACGACCGCACCCGTGCCGCAATAGAGAAAGCCGGGAATAAAACGGACGGCTTCTATGATTTAGACAGTAAGGAAGTCACCTTAATCTTAAACAACATAACCTCAAGTGACCGCGCAGCAACGGTACTCTTACATGAAATTGTCGCCCACCACGGATTAAGGGCGTTGTTTGAACACAATGTCAAAGGCTTTAACAAGTTGATGGATCAGGTTTACGATTCCATGACCGAAGAGGAAAAAAGATATATGGCTAAACGCTACCCAAGACCTAAGACGGGAATATCTTACAAACAACTACTGGCTGATGAGTATGTGGCACAGAAAGCACAGGGCGGGGTGAAGCCTACCTGGTGGGGACGGTTCATTGCCGGACTTCGCAACCTGCTTCGTCAGGCTTTTGGCAAGTTTGTCAAGTGGACGGACAACGACATCAACGATCTTTTAAGGCGGTCAAGGGAAAACCTACGTGAAACCGCACCGGAAACCGAGTTTGTCGGGGATATTCTGGGAGAGAAGGCTGCATTACGCCGGGATGGGTTGCTTGCCGAAGGGGAGTATCTGAGGATGAGTGCAGAAACCGCCGGGGCGACACCTGAAAATATCCTGATGGAACAAAATGAAGCGGAACGCGCTTACGGCAGTATTCAGGCTAAAGATGAAGCGATTAGGAAATTAGTGCAGGAAGTAAATGAACAATATGCGGACAAGTCTAAAACAAGTGGTGATAAGATAAAGCCACGCACTGTTATTGATACTTTTGCCGAACAGGGTTATGTTGATTTCACCGGATTAAAAATAAATAATCCTCAAGATGTGGCTGAGTTGTGGTCGATCCATCGTTCACCTTATATTGAAAAAGCCCACGTTGTATTCTTAAAGGATGGCGATATTGTAGGTACAGCCGCTTACACACTTAATAAACCCGGTTCCACGCAATTCCCGGAATCGCCGGAAATCCGCGATCTCGCAATAGGTTTTGGTGCAAATCAATTCTATCTTGTCCATAATCATCCAAGTGGTAATCATAACGCCTCGGCTGCGGATATTTTTGTCACTGGTCGAATAGTACAGAACCTTATGAATGGAGAAACATGGGGCAAAGAACCTGTGGAGATGTTAGGTCATGTGGTTATTGATCATGAAAAATTTACTTTCATATCCCCTGAACGAGCACTTGATTACTATAATCAGTATAAGTCTAATATTTCATTTAGGGGAATCGCCAATGAGCAAATCGACAATTACAGCCAGTCCAATGAATATAAAAATGCCAAACCCCGCTTATTTACCGAACGGGAGGCATTGGGTTCTAACAATGGCCGGAATGCTCAAACGCGAATGGTTGAGATTGGGAAGGCGTTATTGACCGATAAAGGCTATCATGCCGCCATTATCTATTTATCACCCAATCTTAATATTAATGCCTATGATGTACCGCCAGAAAATCTGGATTTACAGGGTGTTATTAATTATGGTATGGAACGGGTTAAGGATGAAAAGTTAGGTCACAATCTGATTATTCTGCACGATGGTATTTTTGGGGAGGATATGGGTGAAAGCGTGACCGTGCCTGATTATGTGTTGGATATAATTAATACTAAAACCGAAACATCCCACGCTTTAAATCAGGTTAAAATGGGTGGTAATGAAAGACAGCAGTTGTGGGAGGTGCAATATCCTTATGATAAACCCAATATCCTGATGTCCCAGGAAACCGAACCCGACATGGAAGGCAAGCCCAGAAAGATGAAGGACATCTACTCAGAGGTCAGGGACACTTGGTTTGGAAACCGGGACGTAGCTAAAGCCAAAGCCAATGTCGAGGCGTTCAACACTCAGACCGAGATTCAAAAGATTTTCACCACCGAGAAACCTAAGTGGGCTAAGACGTGGCAGGACATCGACCGTGCGATTCAGATTCACATTGACACCCAGGCGCACCCTGAACATATACAGCAGTATTGGAATGATCTCACCCCACGTCAGCAGGCACTTGTTACCGCCTCAGAGGAACTTACGCCGTCCATGAAGGCAATCGCTGACCGCATCGGGGCAGAATATACCAAGATGGGGCAACTGGCCTTAGACAATATGGTTATTGCCAACGTACTTGAAAACTATGTCAATCGTATTTGGGACATCTCAGGGCAGGCGGGACATGACGCATGGAAGAAATTTAGTTTAACCACCCGCCACAGCAAAAAGAGGGTATTTGGAACGATCATCGAGGGAATGGCGAAAGGATATAACTTAAAAGTCGAGGGTGCGTCCAATAGTCTGGAAATCCTTAAAAACGAAATACACAACGTCATTGAGAACCGCAACCTGATCAACTCAGGTAAACAGGTCAAAGACGAAGATGGCAACCCTTTGTTTGCAACTCAGCAACTCCCCGGTTACAAGATGGTAGAACATCCTTCTTTTAAGATTTGGGGATATGACGGCAAGTTAAAGCATAAAAAAGAAGCCAACAGTCAGTATAATGACGAGGTGGATTACAAATTTGACGAATCCACGGGCAAGTTCAAAGATATTGAGTATCATAACCGGGATATTTTCATCACTGAAAACGGTACGGTGATGCGCAGGAAACAGGTTTATGCACCTGCGCCGGTAGCCAAAAATCTAAATGATATTTTGAGTACCTCGTGGTTCAGGGAACAACCTGCCGCCAAACAACTTATATTTATCAACGCTTTACTGAAAAGAAATGTACTAAGTTGGTCGTTCTTCCATCATTTAGCCTTCACCCGCGCCTACTTATTAGGTTCAGCACTACACCAATTCTCAGATTTGAATATCCGTAAATCCTATAAAGCAGGATTGGATGCCTATTTTCACATGACCCCCGATGTGGAAAGTCTAATTCGTGCCGGGATGACCATCGGAAGGATGCAGGATTGGGAAGAGGATTTGCTCAGAAGTAAAACTTTGGTAGATGGATGGCTCGATCAATTAAAAGTTACAAAAGATGTCAGGGATAAGATTCACAAACTGCATGAAGCCCATACTGATTTCCTGTTTAAGCGTTACGGGGCGGGATTGAAAGTCAAGTTTGCTTTACTTGAACTCGCCAAACAACGCAAACTAAACCCCAAGTTAGATGATAAAGTAATTTTAGGAATGATCGCCCGTATCGCCAATGACAACTTTGGGGGGTTGCATTATGAACGTATGGGTATTAGTAAAACATGGTTGGATTTTAATGGTTTATGGTTGTTAGCAAGGGATTGGACGCTATCAAATGTAAGGCTTATGGTGAAGGCGATTCACTCTGGAAGTAAAGCCGAAACTCGTATGTACCGCAGATATTGGCTCAGGGCTATTTCGCGAGTTGCATTTTTAAGTGTAGGACTAAACCTGATGATGGCAGTCTTTAACGACCCGGACGATCAGGAAACTTATTTGGAAACCCTAACACACCAGTATAAGGACGCTTTTGACAAGCCGGGGCAATTAAACTGGCTGAGTATGGACGTAACCCCCGTTAATCGTTTAATGGGAGGTGAAGAAGTTGACCAACAGGGCAACGAAGTCCGCAAGTATTTTAACATCGCAGGTCACTTTAAAGACCCCTACAAGTGGACAGAACAAGCCGTAACGGGTTCATGGACAACACCTATTAAAAATAAAGGCAGCATCTTCGCCCGGACGGTATTTGACTTAATGGAAGGTAATAACTGGCAGGGAAAACGCTATACCACCTTAGCGGAAGTCTTAGGGTATGACGATAAGGGCGTTTATATGTCCACCAACGAGAAGTTAGGCTACCGGGTAGGTGAACCTAAAGGCGGTAAATTAAAAGGCAAACTGACCAAGTGGCCTCCACCGAATGAAACCGGGGGCGTGAACTCGGATGAAATGCTGTCCTTTATCCTTGCCAACGGCAGGGATTGGTTGCCTATTCCTTTACAGAACTCTGTCGCCTTTGCAATGGGCGAAACGTCTGCTTTCGATATGGTCACTCACGGAGTTGGATTTCATGTAAATACAAATAGAATCAAGGGCTATGACATCGAGGCGGAATACAAAAAGGTTTACGATGCCGCAACACTGTCCCAAAGGATGTACCATGATGCCATGAATCACAATGAGTTTGACAAGGCGGAAGCGATTTCCAAGACCCCTGAATTTGAAAAGTCCTTAATGGTCATTGACTTTACCCATTCGGCAAAGAAAGTCCCCGGCGATATAGTGTGGGATTTACAAAACAAAATGAAAGACGCTCTGGATATGGGGGACAATAAAACTTATGACGAACTCAACACTCAGCGCAAGGCGATTATGCAAATGATCGTGGATGATTACAATAAATAAGGAGGCACAATGAAAACCAATTATGACGGTGTAGACTTCTCTGTGATGAATGTTCAAAACCTGATGCCGGCCAAACAGGTGAAGGCTTTGACATTCCGGCAGCAGAAAAGCACCTTAAAAGAAGACCCCACTACGGTAAATGACAACCGCAAGTTATTGGAAATGGCTTTTCAGTATTGGTCTGCCTTACAAGATTTCAGAGATAGAAGGAAAAAGAACCGTCTGTATTACCGTGGCGATCAGTGGCACGAACTCATCGAAGACCCCGACACCGGGGAGAGTATTACCGAGGAAAACTATATTAAGAATCAGGGTAAAATTCCCTTCAAGCAGAATATGATCCGCCAGGTGATTAAAAATGTGTTGGGTCAATACAGAATGAACCCGATGAAGTCTATGGTGGTTGCCCGTGCTTTTGGAAAAGGAACGGAATCGGATATGCTCACCAATGCCTTACGTTCCGTATTGGATATTAATAAGGTAACGGAACTGGACGTAAGAAATTTTGAGGAATACCTGGTCAGTGGTGCTATCATTGGAAAGGTCAGATATAAATATTGGAAGGAACGAAATACTGAAGACGTGTGGATTGAAAACACATCGCCCGCGAGGACATTCTATAACTCAGGGCTGGCCGATATTCGCATGACCGATTTAAACACCATCGGAGAGTTGATTGATGACGACCTGGACAATATCATAGGTGCTTTCGCGGCTTCGGAAGCGGATGCGGAAAAGATCAGGCAGTGGTATACCCATTCCGCCGAGCAAGTCCCCACGGTGATGGGCAATACTTTATCTACCGAGCATCTGGACGCAGTGGATTTTTACATGACTTACGACACGACCAAGTACCGCGTTATCGAAATATGGTACATTAAAAGCGAGTGGAGGACTTACGTTCACGACACTTTGGACGGAACCTATAATATCGTTCCCTTTTCTATTGATAAAATTGCCCAGGCTAATGCTCAACGTATCGCTTATGCAGCCACTCAGGGGATTCCTACCGAACAGGTTCCTTTAATGGAGGCAACGAGAAAATATGAACAATTCTGGTGCTTTAAGTATCTTACTCCCTGGGGACAAACACTGGCCGAAGGTGAGACCCCTTACGGGCATGACTCCCATCCGTATTGCATGGCGCTTTATCCCTTATTGGACGGTGAGGTGTGGGGCTTTGTAGAGGACATTTTGGATCAGCAAAGATATATCAATCGTTTGATTTCTTTACAGGATTTCATTATGGGTGCTTCGGCAAAAGGCGTTTTACTTGTACCGGAGGAAGCCATTTCAGACGATTTTCCTATGGAAGACATCGCCGAGGAATGGACAAAGTTCAACGGTATTATCAAGATCAAAACCAAACAGGGCGTTCAGATACCTCAACAGATTACCTCCCGCGCCAATCTTCCCGGACTGTGGGAAATGATCAGTATGCAGATGAAACTCATTCAGGACATCGCAGGGGTACATGAAGCCCTGCAAGGTCAGGCCCCCAAAGCTGGTACACCGTCCTCACTGTACGCTCAACAGGCGCAGTATTCCTTGACTAACCTGAAAGAATACCTGGAGTTCTTCGCCTTCTTTAAAGAACAAAGAGACTTAAAAGCCCTAAAAGTTCTAAGACAATATTACAACGATAAGCGGTATTTCGCCTCAAGCGGGGTAAGTGCCGATGCGGAAAAGATGGTTTATGATCCCGAAAAGGTCAGGAATTTGGAGATTGAACTCAAGGTCGCACCCTCGATGGACACCCCGGTTTACCGCCAGATTATTGACGATATGCTATTCCAGTTGTTACAGGCGCAGATGATAGATATTTCCATGTTCCTGGAGAACTCATCTCTGCCATTTGCGGACCGTCTCTTAGAGCAAATCAAGCAGAAGCAGCAGGAAATGATGCAACAGGGCGCAATCCCGCAAGGCGGAGTTATTGACCCTGCCCTTGCGCAGCAGGTACAGCAACAGGCATCCAAGAATGGAAACCCACAGGCGATGCAAATGGTACAACAATTAATGGCACAACCGAATTAAGTTGTGCAAAATCACTTACATTTGATGAATAAATCTCGTTTTTATGAGAGTACCACAAAACGATGCAAACTTTTACCGGGAATGGTGGCTGAAAAAATTCCACAACACGACCATTAAAGAAGTTGGGGAGAAGCACCCCGAAGAATGTAAGTCGGGCAAATGGTTTGCTTTATACCCATGTACTGACGAACAGTATGCCGAATGGAAAGAGTGGGCAGTAAAGCAGGCGGCAAAAGATAATGGAATATCTATTAAACACGCCCAACTTGGTTTCTGGTCAATCGACCTGGATTGTGGCCCGACAGTATTAACCAAAAAAAATCATAATGAGTAACCCCGCAAAGTCATCAGGCCGTCTCGCTAAAGCCTTAATGGACGAATACCCGACCGCCGGAAACCTCACCTTAGCTAAAAGATTGTACCAACAATTCCCGGAACATTTTGAAACAGTTGAACACGCCCGTAATGTAGTCAGGTATTACCGTGGCGCAATAGGGGAAAGGGGGCGGCAGAAACTCGCTGATCTTACCCATGTTAAAGATTTGGATAAAGCCTTGCGGGATAAATTCTCTCTACCTTGCCCAGCGACCACTCCGCGACCGCCGTACATTATTCCAAAAGTCAATGACCGGATTTTGGTATTTGGAGATACCCACTTCCCTTACCAGAGTAATGTCGCTATCTTAAAAGCCATTGAGTACGGATTACACAAGGAGGTAAATTGCATTATTTTAAACGGCGACCTGATTGACTTGTACCAGGATTCCAAGTTTACTAAAGACGGCAGGAAACCCAATATAGAGTACGACATAGAGATGGGGTATGAGTTCCTGCTGAATCTCAGGGCAACCTTCCCGAATGTATTAATCGTATGGAAGTTCGGAAACCACGAAAAGCGATGGGATTCTTACTTTAAGACTAACGCACCCCTGCATTATATGGTTGGCACGATGAACCTGGATGATGTGATCCCTGTTAATGAAATGAATATTATCGTGGTCAAAGATGAACGCCGGATTGTCTGTGGTGACTTAAATATCTTACACGGTCACGAATACAACGGTGGTGCGGGGAATGTAAACCCTGCCCGTAATATCTTTTTGAAGGCACGGTCGAATACCTTAATCAATCATTTTCACCGCACCTCTTCGCACATGGGCAACACGCTTAACGGCGGACAGATCAGAACGTACTCTCTCGGAAGTATGTGTGCGCCACAGGATTACTCGCCTTACGGCGATCAAGATTGTTCGTTTGGGTATATTGTCGTGATTGATGGGATTAGTTGGGTGCAAGTCAGGGAAATAACAGCCTAAATTATGGATATAAGCAAGTGTTCGGGCTATTCCTGCCCGATTAGAAATAAGTGTTACCGCTTCACCGCTTTGGCAAGCGAACACCAATCCTACATCAATCCTCCCGGCAAATGGGTAGGACGCAAGTTTGAATGTGACTTCTTTCTGGATATTAAAAAGTGGAGGGTATGAGTCGGGTAAAAGCGGTCGAACTTCTCATTGAACGCCACCGTGATTTAGCGTTGGAATACAATAACATTGCCCAAAAGCATCTCGCTATCTCTAAGGATTTGGAACGCTACCGATACGAACTGACTAAACCGGGATTTAAAACTTTGGGGTGGACACGTCATGGTAAACCTTCACGGACTGAGCCGTATGTAGTTCAAGCGCACGAAGGAACTATTGGGTCAGCAGGTTAAGTTCAGCATCGGAGATCAGGTGCAATAAATCAATCCGATCTTCAATCAATTCATCATAATCCAACCTTACCCAATCAGGGTAATCAGTTGATTGTAAATTATTCAATTCCAGAAATGTCTTAACACTTGCGTCACGATCAGTGAGTAATACACCCAACCCATAATCACCTTCGACACAATACGTTTCGCCTAACGAAAAATCATAAGCCAATTCCACCACATTTACCCAACATTTCCACACATCCCCCGTCCATCGTTTCTGCGTCTGTGGAACTCTCTGCATCGCCTCAGAGGTTGGGTTACAGTCGTGGAATATAACCGCACCACCGGGATTAAGAACCGTCAGGGCGTTTAAAAAGTCCTTCCATGCTTGTTCTTTCGTGTGGAGACCGTCAATGAAGATTACGTCATATCTTTGATACGGGAAATTCTCAAAGAAAAAATCACTCGTTTCCTGAAGATAAGTTACATTTTCCTTAAAGTTCTTTCCTCCGCAGACCCCGATTTCGAGGTAACTTGTTGCTTGGAGGTGGTCAATGGCCTTTTGAATGACTTGTGTGCGGTACATATCAAAATATATTAATTAAACCATTTTAAAGTCGTGTCACCATTAAACCCCTTCTCCCAAATCCACCACGCATAAGCGACCGCTGACCCGCCCGATATCCTCAATCCGTGAAAGTCCCCATTTTTGGCACAATTTAATCGGGATGATGATACCCATATTGTTTTAGGTGGATATTTAACGAATAGTTGTTTTCTTCCCTTACCCTCCATAAATTGCACCTTAAGAAACATCGCAACCTTATTACCATTAGATATAATTTGTAATGCCTTTTCAACAAACTCTTTTGCATAAATATAAGGTGGGTTGGTAATAATATCACCGCTCCAAATTTGATTATCAATACCCAAAAAATCAATCCCCGATTCACCAAAACCTCGATCAATTAAATCAGTACTCCTAACAGAATACCCATTATTAATGAACACCTTACTTAAATGCCCTTCACCGCAAGCACATTCCCAGATATCATGGTGGAACGATTCTAATTTTAATAGCATCTCACCAGCACGAGGTTCTGTGGCGTAATAATCATGCGACTGTCGGTTGTGCTCAGAGTGGTGAGAGCTCCCAAGTGTTTTGTAAATGCTATTGCTATTTCCAGTCCAGTCATTCATATTAATCTCTTTTAGCTAACGGTAATTTCGACCTTGCCGGACACCCAAATAGTTCCCGTGTCTTACAGCAGTATTCACTATTGGCTTTTATCATCAGTCTAAGGCAGTCCCGGCGTGAACAATCGGTGTCCCGGACGGCGACCAATTTAAATTTACCCGCTATCTTGCGGGAGATATGTTTAGTCGGGGTGGGCATGGTGATAAACTTTTAAAACTTCCCGACCGATCTTGCGGGTAATCGTTTCCCTGCCGGTCACTGAATGCAGAACTGAGATAATCCGGTTGTATCGGTCTGTGATCACGGCAAAACTTCTCCTCCTGAAGATTACAGGGTAGCGTGTGTTCCGATGGACGATCACTAAGGCATGACTTCGGTAGTCGTTCTCAATATCCTCTATCAGCTTCAGTGAGCCGTTAATGTTTGCATCGCTTCGCTTACGGGCTGTCAAATAGGAAGCATCGCACTGTACGATGTCCTGGATTTGCTCAAAGATTGCACCGGGGGTCTGCCGTAAATCCGTGCGGGAAACCCTGAATACGTGGTCATTGATTTGTTCGATCATCTTATTTTTGGAAAGGGAAGCGAAGATAACCATAATGCAAATTTTATAGTGCGATAAATCGGGCAAAGAATACTAATTATTGTAATGTTTCCGCAAGGCATATATGGAATAAAATATGGGTATTTGTAGTTCGCGGGCTTGCTCTAATTCATAACGTGTTCCACTTGAATCCTCCCAATTTTTAACATTCTTAATATTGGGAACCACTAATACTGCGTCCGAAACTTTTAACCAAGCAATCGAATAATCATAAAACTGTTTTACGGTAAATTCATCCCTCCAGTTCAGCATCACAAAACTTTTATCGTGCCACGGGGTAAAGGGCGCAAACCCCAATTTAAAAACCTGGGCTGCGATTTCTTCCCCACGACCAATGTTTTTTAACACGCCGATTACGTTGTCGTCCGAATAAGCACCGGCTATGTAAACCTTTATCATAACGCTATTTTAAATTTCAAAACAAAGGATGCGTAACGTACCGTACCCTTATGGCAGAGTAGATTCAGTTTCCATATTGGTATTATGCCATTCGACAGTGCCGAATAATACTGCGTTTTCCATATCCCGCAACACATTGTACATCACTTTAATCTCCGTGGCTCGCATGGAGTTTGGCTCAAATACCAAAACCTGTATTTCCTTTTGTAAGGAATTATTCAGGTGCGTCAATCGTGTGATTTTTCTTTTGAGTTTCTTGTGGGATTTCATTTTTCCTCCATCTCAATAAGCATTTCAATCGTATGGATAGCTTTTCGCAAGTCCTCGATACCGTTCTTTTTGCGCCATCGTAGAATATACAGACAGGCGGAGCCCTCTAAGTAAGGGGTGTTATTGGCAAAGAAAAACTGTGCAGGCTGAATCTTAAAGTCTTTGTAATGCGTACCGCCGATTTGATTGGAGAGGGCGGAGGGTGGTTGCTCATCAATAATCAAATCCCAATACATAGGGTCTGGTGGTACGCCGAAAAATTCCACTATATCTGAGTCTTTTTTTGATCTGTAAAATGGCATATTGTTTATATTTAATGGATGTTATTTTATTCCCATTTGATGTTTCAACCAATCAAAAGTATCTTCACTCCCCGGCGTGATCTTGTGCCATTTGATCTTACCCATCACCTTATATTTAGCATCCTCTTCCGAGTTGGCCTCAATGGTAGTCTTGAGTTTCTTGCCAAAGATTTCAAAGTAGACGGTGAAAGTCATAAGGTTTCGAGTTCCCTTTTTAAATCCTCAATTTGAGATTGTATTTTTGCAACCACGTCAACTAAAAAATTATTAGCCAATTCATAATAAGGTTCTCCCAATGTATGAACGGCGATCTCGAACTGAGCGTGACCCGTAGGCGTTGTGAAAGCCACATAAGTGGACGACTGGATGCGGTTAATTTGCCTCTCATTATAAGATATTAAATCAACTATTTCTTTTACCCGATCAAAATTTTCCAATTTCATAATCGTAAGTTTAATCTATATTATTTTAAAATCAGCCCCTACCATTAATCCAACCCCTGACAACAAGAGCTAATATCACTATACCTACACCAGTTGCGATAAAGGCCGGGATCGCCAAACCCATCAAATAACCTTGCCACCAAGGGGTATTTTTATATTCAGGACTCATAGTGACCAGAGTCCCAATTAATGCTGGGATTTGGCAAATAATAACCCACATAGCAATAATCCCAATAATTTTTCTCATAATCTATGATTGAAAGTTTAATGTAAATTTACTCCGTTTTGCACACCTTCTGACAATACTCCTTAAAAACATTTTCCAATTTATCCTCACTCCCCCGACCTGAGATGTAATCCTCGTATTTAAAATACCCCCCGATGATCTTATCCGTCACCTGTAAATAATGACAGGGAATGCCATAAGCATCAGCCAGGATAAGCGCATGAAGTGACGAGGTGGTTATCTGCTCACAAGACAGAAGCGTATCTATAAAGTGCTGAGGCGTGTCTATAATAGAAAAGACTAACCCATGATAGCCAAACAGGCTCAAGAACTCCAGTTTTTCTACATAGTGAGGCACATAACCCATCTTGTACTTTCGCTTTACCATAGGGTAGTAAATCCGGGGCATTAAACTGGCGGGGTCGCCGTACACTTTAGGAACCTCGTAACCTGTTTCTGAAAGACGTTGTGCCGTGAGTTGTCCCCTGACGGCTAAGATATTTACATCCATCTTCTTGGTTAAATTCATCGCCTGAATCAGTCCACTGCCCCAAACAGTATCTCCATCTTGGATAAATTCAGCGATCGACCCACAGGACAACAGTTTACCTTTAGCATAAGAGGGGACAAAAACAGGACGCTTGCCCATGTAATGCTCAATGATGATGGGCGCAAGCATATCGCCTACATTGCCTACGTCAGATAAAGGGTTGTCGGTGTACCAGTAGGCGTTCATAGCATCATCTCCTTTTCCATCTTGGCAAGATTTGCCTCCGACCACTCCTGTCCTACTTCTCTATAAACTATATTGTAAAAATTCTTGTTATATTTCCTACCCACTACATACATATATCCCCGGTACAGACTGCAATGATTCTGAATGACCGGGATTGCGCCACTTAGTATGGCCTCAAAGAATCGGTACGTCCAGACAAAATCTCCATCCGGGCAAAGGACAAACTTAGATTGTGCCATTTTGTCAAAATAGGTCTTGTCATACACCTTAGTCGCCTCACTTCTGCCGCGAAGGGAATTGATGATTACAGCATCAGGGAACCTTGTGAGCCACTGTTTGCGTTTGTCCGTGATTAAACCGATAAAGAGCGTGTTGATCGTCTTGGGCTGATCGGTGTTGATTAAAAAGCGGGGAAAGACCAAAGGATATTCTTTATCACCGACCGCGGTTTTGGGTGTAGCGTGATCAATGGTGTAGGGTAAGTCCACGCCCTTTTCCTTCATGGCTTGTTTAAGGCGTATTTCCTGGAGCAGTTGGGTCATTTTACCATTTGATTGTCCAATATGAATATCCCGATACACCACAATACTCAACCAAAAAACCCCCCTCTTTTAATACCCTCTCGGCGGCAGGGGATAACCGTGTCGTGGACACTGATACTTCGCCATTATCGCAGGCTGTTTTTATTAAAATTTCAATCTCCTCTATTTCTTTAGAGACGGTTAACCTGGATAAATCCCTGGCATCGCTTGCTTTCATAATATTTTATTTTAACAGTTCGTTAAACTTCTCCATAAACCAATTCTTATTAGCAAAAGTCTTTAAAATATATTCCCGGTTGCCCCCCATATTGGTATAGTCATTGGGTACATCCGGGTAAACGATCAATTCATTCTCCGGGTAAAGCGGTTTGTCGCCTACCAGTACGCAGTCGCAAACAGAAGCCTCGATATACTTTTGGGTTACGCATTTTCTCCCGCATTCCATGTAAACCATGTAGGATTTAGCCATAATATCAACATACTCCCGGCCATAAAATTCTCCGACCTTGCTACTTTTGTTTTCAGACAGTTCGCAATAACCTTTGATGTGATTGGCAATATCCTTCCGCTTGCCGTACATAGAGCAAACGAATGATATGTCGTAAAGTTTTTCCTTTGTTACATAAAAGCGGTCGGGATTAACATACCACGGCAGAAACGCCAGCGGAAATCCGTTCTGAGTGCAATAGGTTTCCAATGTTTCATTCGGCAAATAGCGCGATAATACCCATTTCACATTCGGACTCATGGGGATTTTATTTCTCTGCACAAACTCTTCGTTGTCCGCCTGATCTATAATTACGGGTTTGTGATTGTATAAAAGCAGTTGCGATAAATCCAGGTCGAGGTTCGGGTGATAAATCCCTAAATAGAGAATGTCGTAATTGTCAATCATTATGTCCTCCATCGGGTTTTCGGAGAAGGTGCAATAATGACCGTCCGCCATCACACGGTACATATCCGTTTGCGCCGGGTCACGGGGTTGAAAGAATTTATCAATTACCAGGATTCTCATTGCCTATTTTGTTATAATCTTCAAACGTCATACCATGCGGTTCGAGGCAAGCTGAATAAGCCATCGGGGGACAGCCGCAGGATTCAAATTCACACGGTTGGGGTTCATCAGTGATCTTTACGTTTAATGTGTCGCTTTTAATGTTGCCCATTTTCTTATCAGGTAGTCCCGCCCCGCATACGATCACATCTCCAATGGAGTTGATCTGAAGCATACGGCTCATATAATAACAGGGAACCCCCTTTAATTTCAGGGATTTGTTAATTGTACTCAGTTCATCAATCGTCCTTTTGTATTCCGGGTCTAAATATTTGTGGATTAACTCGACAATACGGTTTCTGTCAGCCTCAGTGTAATCCCGTGGCATTGTCCGCCCGTTGAAATTACCGTACAGTTCGGTGAACGAAAACGCATGGGAGGGGAAATTGTACGGCTTTAGTTTCTCCTCAATCCGGTCGAGATAACTCTCGGTGTCGGGATGGTATAAAACATCTAAGGTCATGGGAATAACTATTCCTATGCCTGAGGCGTGGTTTAACATCTGAGGAAGGTACACGTCAATCCAATCATCCGCACGGCCACGGGTAGGTTCTTTCAGGTATTGCCCTAAATGAAAAGAGGTTTCAAATTTAATTTTACCCTGCAATCTTTGTAAATGTTCAATATGCACGCCATTTGTACCCAAACAAACCGTATGCCCATTTTCCAATAATCTTTCTATAATTAATAAGGTTGCCGGGTGTTCCAGTGGCTCCCCTCCCGATATACGATATTCGCACGGAATACCATTGCTAAGTTTTAAAATCCTATTTATAAAACTATGCCATCCCATTTCATCAATTACCGATTTCACCGGATTACGGTTGCCTTCATGCGAACAGCAATACCAACAGTGATGCGAACAATGATCGGTAGGATAGATTGTTATGTACGGCGGATGAGTGGCAATGTATTTTTCGTGCGCCTCACGGGTTATTTCATTCATTGAACAAATTTATTACTTCCTTAAAATACTTATTCAGAACATTATCCGGGGACTGCATTATCTTTGCGGTCGGGTATTTGGATTCACCGGCAAAGTTATGTTTGTTTTCCCAACGATAAGTCGAAATGGACAAACTGGCGATCTCTTTGGAATCATTGTAGCAAATCAGTTTATCCTTCGGCCACATCTCAGTATATGCCCGTAGTGATTGCAGTTGGTAGAAATCAATCGAGTGATCCTGTGTTGTATCAAATAATCTCCAATTCATCAAGTCCAGCATCTTAGCCGAAAACAACCTCCCCGTTCCGATAGGTTCATCACTGCGGTCTTTCAGATAACCTTCCCACCAGATCATCCTCTTTTTATTTTGGGGTTGGATGTCCAGAAAGTAAATACCTTTAGTCCCCGTCATGGCGTAACCATTATCAAGGTCTTGCTGGATGACTTTTACCCAGTTATGGGAAACGAAATCACTACTGCCCATGTAAAGTATTTGGTCGGGAGAAAGTTCACGGGCTTTATCTAAAGCAAGTTGCCATTTTGCGCCCAAAGTTATGCGGTCTTTCACTTTAATAAAGTCCCCACCGGCGCATTCCACCACACACTTCTCAGCCATCGTGTGACCCACACAAACGGTACGGATATTATCATTGACCAATCGTTTGATTGTGTGGTAGGCGAGGGTTTCCCTGCCCTTAATCGGTATTATGGCAATGGTTTTGGTCATTTTACCACGATATTACAATGCGAAAATCGTTATAACCACTTTGATTATTCACCGTATAATCATGCTTATAAAAATAATACTTGATTTTGGCGATAACTCCGTAATCTTGATATTCACCGCCATGCGTATAGTTCTTTTTGGTAAGAAAATCAGGGGTGGTATACTCAATATGGTCTTTGCCTTCTTTGATCGCGTCCTTGATTAACTTTTCGATGTTGGATATTTCCTGACTATATTCACGCCGGATGGTTCTGAGTGTACGCCTTACGGATGATTTTTGCATTATCATATCTTTAATATTTAAGTTTCTGACAATACTTTTTTAAGAAGGTTTCAGGAAGGAATCGCAAAACAACCCCGATTTTCACCAACCACCTGTAACGCCGGAACGTCTTTTGATAGGTGTGGAACTCGTAAAACATCTTGCGAATCCCGGTTACAAACGGGATAACCATGAGTTCATCCACGGATAGAAAATGTGTTACCCGATCTATTGTGTGTTGGGCAAGTCTTCCGGGGCTACTTTTTAACACGACCTGCGCATCCCACTTGCTGATACGACCCGACCTGATTTGAGCCGAAAGGTCGATGATGCGCTTGTCAATCCCGAACCGTTGGTATGTGAGCCACCCGGCGAAAGCGGTGTAATCGTTCTCGCAATGCCTGCCCTGATACCGCTTAAAATCAATGACACCCTCCAGTATTATAATTTGCTCCTCTTTGGTCAGCCCCAAATGATACAACGGGCGTTCATGTTTGATTCCTCTCAGGGATGCTTTGATCTGATCCCATACCGTCAGAATAGGAAAGCCGGTTAATTCCTCATGCCAGTAACGGCGGTACATATCTTTCAGGTAAGCACCGTCCATGTAAGTCCAACCAATCGGCACTGAGCCTTCGTTGCGGAATGAGTGACCGTTTAAAATAATAGGGCAATCCTGGGCGTGTGCGGTGTCCAACATCAGTTTTGCCATCGCAATATCATTGGGGATGTCTGCGTCACTCACTCCGGCCATTAAAACAGCGACATTAACCTTGCGCCATTTTTCAGACGGGACAATAAAGCGTTCCATTTTATAGCCAGTATACTCGCAAATGGCTCGCATGTTGTGTTCAGCCTGCTCGGTGTTGAAACCGTTGTCCATGTGGAACGGCAATACCCTTACCTGGTGAACCTTGCATAAATGTAGCATAAAGGTAGAATCAATCCCACCGGAGATACCCACCAGGCAGTCGTACTTGTGACCTTTGCCACGGGACTTTACCCGTTCAAAGGTTGTACTTAGGTCAGCCCACGAAATAGGATATTGCTTTTCAAGGCGGTCGTGGAGTTGACAAAAGTTGCAGACGGATTCGGCGTTTAAAGTCACACCAAGTATGTCGTCAGAATATAAACATCTTTTGCAAATCATGGGTTTGGTTATTTTAAGGTATCTCCAATCTTGAATATCTCGTCACCGTCATTGTATGGGATTTGATAATGGAAAGTGGCATCGCGACCATCAATTACCGTATAACTCATCGAACGAAAATCGTATTCTACCTTAGTCACGATCAGAGGTTTAACGGGCGCATAATTACATCCGAATAACATTAAGATAATCAGTAATAATAAAATTTTCATATCCTTAATTTTGTTGCGAATATACTAAGATTTGCACACGGTTTGACAATTATTTTCAATTTACATCGTTGCTTCTGACACTGCCCTACCCGTCCGTTTCTTCGCTTCCTTATTAATAACGTGCGGGGTGTCCATATAGCTATTACACGCCCAAGTTCCCAGTGCGGTTGTAATAACCATGTCATCATTTTTACCTTCCTGCGCCTCGTACTTGCCTTTGTTAGACATCACAAACCAATCCATTTCATCACAAGCACGGGAGTCATGTTCAATATACATCTGATCTCTTAATGCACCGTTTAAGTCGTCAATGATCATCGGGCGGGTTTTCTTGTTATTATGAAATCCATACAAGACGGGTGCACCTAATTTGACTTTTTCAGGATCGACACGGGCGTACAAATTAGGGTAAAATTCTGCAATCTCGTCCAGTATCGTCATTGCGTGGTCGCCCTCGGAATCCTCGTCTGAATCCAGGGAATTAACTTCGACAATCAACAAACTCTTATACCATAACATACCAAGTTGCGCCGCCTTCCACGAAACAAGGTCTTGATCCATGTGCCCCGCCCACACAAACGCAACCTCCGGTACACCACCCTCTGCCTGATATACCCTATCAAACCCTTTGATTACAGACCAGTCCGCCCCCTGCGTCCTGCCCCCGATGTCCACGGTAACACATCCTCTTTGGGTAACACCCGGTTCCTTATCGGGCATCAGCCATACACGGAGTTCCCCGTTGGGCTTTTCTTCTAAGTGAATGTTATTTAATGCTTCCTTGCCCTTCATGGAATCCCCATAAATGTCCCCTACAAAAATCGGGTCACAACACGTCTTACGGGCGCGGTTCACATAGACCGATTGGAACGCCCTTCTGCCGGACGACATAAACGCTTCCTGCGGATCGGTCGGGAAGTTCTCACCCATCGAAACATCATCAAAATTTTCTTTCCGTTTTTGTTCATTATACCAGTGAATGCCCTCTAAGGTTGCGCCCTTTTCCCACCGTTCCCAATCTTTCGGGGTCATGGTTTTAACAAATTGCGTCAGGTTGGAAATGGGCAACACGTTCCGTGGATCAGCAAACCATGAAACAAATACAGGGGCATATCCACTTGTCCCATTTTCTGACTTGATCCATTCATCATGGAATAATGTACCCACTCCACGGGCAGTTGATTCTTTTACAATTAAGGTATACGGTAGATCGGGGACGACTGACGCGATGGATTGCACTAATTCTTTTGGGTCGGTCATAGCCGTCTTTTTATACAGCCCAATCTCGCTCAAGTGTGCCATATAGAACGAATAGGCATTAAAGGTAGTGGGATTTTCAGCACTCCCAACCCCAATCATACAATCCCGTTCTGTGTATTGTTTATGCTCTTGGGATTGTTGGTAAGGTTGTAAAGTAATTTTAGCAATATCTATATTGTGCCGTTTAGCAAGATAGGAGAACATCCCGCGAATATGTTTTGCCTTGTCCTTTACATCAGCGCACACTACACTTGACCAACCCATTTTCCAAAAAGTCTGAATCCAAAGCATATAAATTTGGGTCAAGGTTGACCCACCCCATTGACGGGCTTTTAGAATGACAATACGAATGGGTTGATCGTTGAGTCTTAAATCCTCTAACTGTTTAAGGTATCTGCGTTGTGGTTTATTAAGTACAAATAAGACTGGAGTTCCCGTTTCCTTGTCTTTAATATGCGCCTGTGTCGCCGCCCAATACTCAAAATCGTACTTGCACCGGATATTGACATACTCTCCCCAAAGTTCAATGATTAATTCCTCGGTAAGCCCTTCAATGTTCTGCATGGACTTTACCAGACCACCCGCCTCATCCACCTGGCGAATCCAGTCCACTTCCATCATTTGAATCGGGATGTTGTGAGTGGTGTTTTCGTCAATGATTAAAGGATAGCGGTCTAAGGGAGAACCCGTGCCTAATACCGGGTCGTAAGGGGCAAACAGTTCCGCTTTACGGCGGGTGTTTTCAATGAGTATGTCGGGGATGTTTAACATAATAAACCCCATTGAGCCGCCATAGCTTCCGCAATTCCGGGGAATGTAACTGATCTAAGTTTTGCGTTATCCGGATTGTTCGTACTTGGTGAATCTGCAAACCATTTAGGCATAACTTTACCGCTTTTAAATGTCACCATTTCACCTTTGCCTACATGGGTTTTATTATCAAATAAATCATCTTCTTTTATGTGTAATAATATTGACAATCCTTTTAACCATAAACAGGTAGTTTTCTGAAACTCATCACCAAAATAGTAAGGCTGTATAATTTGAGGTTTAGGGAATCTCGAATCAGTATTCATTGCTCCGATAGGATTTTCCATGTAAACCTTTTCAGATTTTTTGCAAGCAATCCGCCATAAATTATAAGTCCATTCGACCGCCTCAACTCTTTGCCAGTGTTTGGGTTTACCCGGCCCATAATGCCTGTTTCCTGATAATGTCATAGCCGTGCAAGGCGGGTGCATCCCTATTAAATCCCAATCCATTAACTTAATCGCTTCCAGTACATCCATCTGTAAATGCCATTCAGGATGTCCACCTGAACATTCGATAATATCGTTTGAATAGGCTTCGTGTCCTTTTGCCCGGAATGCCTTGCATACCGTCTGACTTTCTTCACAGGCTATTAATATCCTCATTCTTTATTCAGTATTTCACACCCCCGTTTATTAACCTCATAACATTGTTTCAGCGTCATTTTATCTTTCAGGTACTTTTCCCAGAACTTATAAACATTGCAGATGTCGGGTCGGGTGCGATAAATGTCGCAACGATTATCCTTTAAATGTTCGCACCACCCGTTTTCATCCCACCCGTAAGGGAACTCCGCCAACTCTTTCATTACCTCACTTTCGTTGCCCTGAGCGATTAACAGCCGTGCCGATTCAGTAGTGAATTGTACGTGGCGGCAGCAGCGACCACATTGCTTACAATCGAATTTCATTTACACGCATCCATTGGGTCGAATTTATTAACCGGGCTTTTAACCTTCCTGAGTGCCTCCATCACCTCCAGTATATCGTGTTTGTACGGCTCAAATTCTTTCTGATGGGTCATTACAAAGCGAATGAGTTGCCCTGCGTACTTTGCGGAAATCATAAATCTTTGGGCTACTTGTTCGTACATCCAGTTCTTATCGACCCGGTTGGCGATCTCCCCGTGCTTTTCCCGGTATTCCTTAATGAGTTCCTGGTAGGTCTGGAAAACAGCCAGTGGCTTTAGTTTGTTTTGAGTTTTGGACATATAGTTATGGTTTGATTAAGTCTGGATTTTGGTAAATATTACCAATAATCTTAAATTGTTTATTGTCTGTTTTGCGATTGGGTTTAAAGCCCTCAGTGCCACACCTTACCCACCACTGTAATTCTTCCCTGTCCCACTCAACCACTCCGATCCGATTAATCAACCCCTCGCCACCCAACATACTGATAAATGACTGTGATTTAAATGCAAGAATATCCCCCTCAAAAATCCTATCACCATCTTTAGATTTCAAATCGGCGTATTCTTGGATTTCGTAACGATCCTCAAATTGACTTTCGTCTTCGGCGGGAAATTTAAGGGTGTGCCGTAATATCCTACCGTTGGTTTCGATGCTCAAATCCAACCACCTGCCCTCAAATGCCTCGTAAATTGGCGTAAAGAATCTACCTTCTTCCTTATCCCAAATTCTAAATCTTGGACGATTTTTCATAGCATTAAAATTATGTTTCTCGCAAATGTAACACATTTTGCACGAATATTAGCAAAACAGTACGAATTTATCGCTTTTATTTCGGTTACACTCCCCTAATTTTACTGCCCACTAAACGCAAGTAGCGCAATGTCTAACTAATAACCTATTTTATGAGCGAATCAGCAGCAGGACAATCCGCAGGCAACGCGGGGAGTCAAGGTGAATCAACACAAAGTCAACAAGCCCCGGCGCAGACCGAGGGAGTAACTGAGGGTAAAACTGAGGGAGCACAAGGTGGCGGACAGCCCGCCGGTGAGGGTGGTGAATCCATCCAACAGTCCTTTGACAAAGCTGGAACAGATACGATGAACCACGAAACTAAAGAAGTCGTGGGGGATGATGATTACCGTCCGGTCAAAGATTACATCCGGGAAAAGTACAAAGACGATGGGTTGGACGATGATGATAAGGCAGACCGCAAAGCCTACCGGCACATCAAAGACCTGGAAACTTATCAACAAAAGAACCGGGAGGCCAATCAAAAGGTAATGACCCTGTTTAACGCCCATCCCGAACTGGTAGGTGCGTTACAGGACATGGACGAGGGGGCGGACTTCACCGAAGCCCTTGCTTTGAACCTTGACGCAGAGCAGAGAAAGGTATTAAGGGAGGTCGTTTTAGCCGATGACTATATCCCTAAAAACGAAAAGTGGGCAGAACAGAAAAAACAGAGGGAGCAGCAATTTACCGACCGCCAGAAATGGACGGAAAGTTACGCCGAGAACCGCAAGATCGCCGCTCAGAACCTCCGGGAGTTTGCCGAGGAAAACAAGTTGGATCAGGCTGGGTTGGAGGAATTTGCAAAATACGCCGATCAAATCCTGGCTGATGTATACAATGGTAAAGTGGATAAGGGATTTTTAAACGCCCTGCACCGGGCACGGACGGCAGACTCTCAAATTCAACAGGCTTCCAAAGTGGCCGAAGTAAAAGGACGCAACGAAGCCATAAAAGAAAAAGTAACAAAAGCCACACCAACAGGGGATGGTCTACCCGATTTATCTAAGGGAGGAGAAACAAAGCCCGTCCCGAAAGCAGATGAGGGTACAAGAATGATCACCAATTTGGTGGACGGCTATAACAGACAACACGAACGCTTTAAATAAACATAAACCAAAACGAAAATGAAAACACGTGACATATTCATGGCAGTATTGACTGTGGTGGTGATTTTAGTATCGGCCGCAGCCTTTGCTTTTCTTCCTGCTCTCTTAGGAGCGGGTGTAACCCTGGCATTTGCCGCAGGCGCAGGTGCGGTCTCACAGGCCACACCGGACACGGCAGTTGCCGCAGCCGCATCAAGCGAACTATTGCTGACCGAAATTTCCAAGAAAATAACGGAAATGAAACCGGCGGCAACCCCTTTGGACACCATTCTGCGAAACATCGGACTCACCGTTGATGTAGGTGCATGGAAAACAGAATGGTACTCATCCGATGTAAGGGGTATCTCCACTACCGTAGCTGTATCATTTGATACTTCCGCTTCGGGTACAGTTGATTCCACTGGTGATATAAACACCATCACCGTAACCGACATTCATATCTTCGCCGTTGACGACAATGTACTGGTACAGGGTATTGACGGAGGTGACGGTAAAGAATTGGTGTTGCATATCGTGGCTAAAAATACCGGGCCGAAAACGATCTCCGTAATTGCGGTCAACGGTTTGGGTGTCGATGAGGACTTAGTGCCTGACATCCCACAGACCACGACCATCATTCGTATCGGTAACGCCAAGAACGAAAATGACGCTCAGACCACACCGTACACGACCTTCCCCTCGAAAACCTACAATTTTTGCCAAATTCACATGGCGCAGGTGGAGGAAGGTGCATACCTGGCCTTGCATAACAAAGAGGTCAACTGGGACATCACCGACTATCGTTTACAGGCTTTGTACGATATGCGTAGGTCATTTGAACTGACCTCCCTGTTTGGAGCAAGGGGTTATAAATACGACCCCGAAGGTGAAGACTGGAAATACTTCTCAGGTGGTATCTATCGTTATGCCGATAACGCTTTGGAATACACATCCGGTGCAATGACCGAGAAAAGATTTAACGAGTGGGCAAGGGATGTCTTTACGGGCAATTCAGGTTCAGACACCAGAGTTCTGTTCGCCGGGAAAGACCTGATGACGGATATGATGTCAGTATCTTCGGTTGTCAAACAGATTGAGGCCAAAGGAACAGAGGTCAAATTCGGTATCAAATTCAACATGATCGAGACCAGTTTTGGAACTCTGGCCGTGAAGCACCACAACTTATTTAACGATGTCGGTTGGGCTGCAAAAGGAATGGTACTGGATGTGAACAACATCGAACGCCACGTCTTTAAATCAATGGCCTCAACCAAAATCGACCTCAAGGGATCGGGACAGAAAAACGCAGATGCGTACAAGATTGATGAAACCTTCTGCATCGCAACTCGTTACCCGGCCACCCATTTTATTATCGAACCATCTGCCGGTTCAGGCAGCTAACCAAACTATAAATGCAAACTATAACCCGGAAATTCAAACCTTCCGGGTTATATAAGCATTTTTCACAACTTATAACTACTTTTCACAAAAATCATTTATTATGCCACTCAAGACTTACGAAACAATCGGAATTTTAAACAGGTATCTCACGGCTAATATCGAAGGAAGGGACATACCTGTCGCTTTTATTAACGGCACATCTGCACCCAGGCAAATCCAGGGCAAATTTACCACCAACAACCCCAAGATTCAGGAATGGATCGAAAACTCTGGGGGTTACAACAAAAAATACCGCCTGATCTCCACCATACCCCTGCCTGCGGAAAAGAAAACATATCCGCCTGAAGCGGACAATGTGGATGACGATAAAGTGCTAACGGGCAAGCATCCGCAGGCTCCCGATCATGACGACTTAGGCACAGCCACGCCACCGGATATGAGCATACCGGAAGAAACGGACGAGGATTTACCCACAGACATCGTAGAGGAAATCCTGGAGGAAATCACAACCGAACCCGTATCACACATCGTAGGTGATTCAGTTGTTAATGGCCAGCAGGCTCGTAATTACCTGATGGAACACTTTAAAGACATAACCTTCCGGCAGGTGCAGAAGAATGAACAGATCATCTCTGAGGCCAAATCAAGAGGGGTGCAATTCACCCAATGGGAAACATTTGTAGCAAGCAAATAAAATGACACGGGCGGAAATAACGGAGATTGTCAGGCAAAAACTGGATGAGGTTTCGCAGTTTACCGCCTATCAGGTGGACTCGGTGAACCTGATTGATTCGTTTTTAGACTCTGCGGCTGAGAAGATTTTAATGGCCGTACCCCTGCATCTGATTCCGCCTACTGATTTTTCTACTGAGAGCCAAGATGCTCGGTCGGATGGATCGGGTATCGTGGCTTTACCGTCTGACTTCCTACGACTGTCATCTTTTAAAATGACTGAATGGGATCGCCCTATAAGTCATCCCATCTCTCAGGAACATCCCCTTTACAACCTGCAAAAGAACACCATAACACGGGGAAAACCGTCTAAACCCGTTTGTGTGATAGGGTATTACAATTCTTCCTATTCATCTGGGGATGGGCAAGGCTTTCTAACTCCAGGATATTATACGGGTAATTATCCTGATATACCAACTAATGCGGAGATTACCCAACTCATAGGTGACGCTACTAATTATACGCCTGCCGATAATTTCCTGATCCGCGACACTTCTGGCACAGGCAATACCTATTGGGTTTATTCAGACCAAACAACATGGCAAGTAAATTCAGCAATCTTCCAACCCGCACAATAATGGCACAAGCACCCGCATATATTAAAGCCTTAGAATACTTCTCGGTAGAGGATTCGCACACCATTGACCATGCTTTATATGTGGCTAAAGTTGAAGCGGGTGAGGATTTCCCGGAAAGTTTAGTAGATGTATTGGCATGGCAAGCCGCCGCCGACATCTTACAGGTAGTGGGAAGTACGCAAGCGTCTCAATTCTGCAATGCCCAGGTTCAAAAATTCATCTCTGACAACACATTAAAACTTTAATCAATGGCAAACGAACTGAAAGTCAACCGATGGGTGACATTAACCCCTACCGTGATAGATGCTGACGATTCCGCTTATACTTACTATGGCTATGAAGCCCCCAACTCCGGTGCGGGACTGCTAACTCAATGCAGCATCAAAAGGGTATCACTGGACACCAACTTGGAAGAATGGGCTGAGAGCGATCCGTTTAATTTTAAACAGGCATGGGCTGACCGTGCCATAGATTTGAATTACTCAACGCGCAAATCTTAAAATACCATGACGGAAAGTGCAAAACAAAAAATCAGCAACGGTCTTGTCACGATTATTTTTGTTTTACTCACTTGGATTGCCGGGGGTGTCGGTTGGCTGATTAAACAGGGCAATGACCGGATAAACGCCTTAGACCAGGTCGATCAGGATATGCAGAAGGAATGTGCAAAATATGATAATGAAATTAAGTTTATGGCCGGAGTTATGTGGTCTGACCCGGACGTATCGGCGTACAACAAAGATATTTTAAGGGAAATCGCAAAATTGGACACAAGAGGAATGACTAAATAATGGGAAATTTCAGTAAAGTCGGAGAGGAAAGGTTGGCGACATGCCATGTGGATTTGCAGTTAATAATGCACACTGCGGTCAGGATTTCCAATGTGGACTTCGGCATCGCTGAGGGTCATCGCTCGGTTGAACTTCAGCAGCAATACTTTAAAGAAGGCAAAAGCAAAATTGACGGCATAACAACACTCGGTAAGCATAATTACACGCCCTCAAAGGCAGCAGATATTTACGCATGGGTGAATAATGCCATTTCCTATGACAAGGAAACGCTGAGTTATCTTGCGGGCTTAATTCATGGGGTAGCGGATATGCTCTTTGAGCAAGGTAAAATCACCCATAAGATACGTTGGGGCGGAAATTGGAATGATGACGGCACAATTTTATTAGGCCAATCCCTTGTTGACCGCCCACATTATGAACTTATTGAAACATAATATTTACATATATGAAAGCAAAAGTAGGATTTTTTTACGAAGCGGAAGGCGTGAAGTCTTCCATGAGGCTGCAAAGTTTTATCGCCCTTCTGATCTCCGCAGCAATATCCGGTTTCGCCATAGGCACTAAGCAGTTGGACGCAAACGTGATCGCCATTGTGACCTTATTTGTCGTGGCTGCATTCGTACCAAAAGCCATTCAGAAGTACGCTGAAATTAAGGAAACCAAAACAACGTAACCATGAAAAAGTTAATTATTGTACTGGCTTTGATGGGTCTGGCTTTTGGCATCAGGGGGCAGGCTGTGGAAAAGGTTAAATTCAGGGATGTCAAGGATTCCCTGCAAATGATACTTAACACCTACACGGGAACTTATGATTACATCCGTAAGCCCTCTTCGGGAACGGGTAGCGAAACTGACCCTATCTGGCTTGGTGACAGTGCAAATTATGCAACAAAGAATTTGGTGAATGATACCGCCTCGGCTATTCGGGCCGATTTCCCGGCAGGAGATGCTGCGACCATAACCGATGTTATTTATACTGCATTAGTAACCGCAATAGGTGCCAAAACACTAACTGCTGGCGGTTGGTATCGGATTACAGACTTTCAGACCGTTCATTATTTTACTGATGGTTCAACAACGATAGACACGGCTATCAATACCGGGACATTAGAACCTTTGATCCTGCTTGCAACTTCTGACAGTACAATAGATTCACAGGTTTATTCGCCACTATTTCCACAGGATGAAATAAAATACGATTGGAACCCTGATAACTGGCTGGCTGATGTTTCTTTTTCGGCTGATTCCATCGCTATTGTCGCAGGATTTAAGGGAGTGATTACCTTTAGAAAAGATTTGATTAAAAACCTGTCAACGGGATATGATTTTAGAAATGTCAAATTCAGAAGGTGGGAATGTGATGCACCTGATTATAACGCCGCTACGGTTTATTCTGTTGATGAAATATGTAAGTCTTCGGGAGTCATTTATAAGTGCATTGTAGGGGATTCTACGGATAAACTCCCTGCTGATTCTACCCGTTACTGGCAATATCTCTTAGATGTGTCAGGTGATTCGCTGCTATCTTGGATAACTGACAGCACTGCTTTTAACGTAGCCGTTTCCATTGACGTCACTTCTTTTTCTGATGTCTACACCTTTGGAACAGGTTGTCACGATATTGATATAGGGATTATTAGCACATTGGATGATCCTGAAAATATGGGTGTTTTTTCACGGTTGAACAATATTGTTTTTCGAGAGAATTGTTATGCAATAAAGTTAGACCCCTTTTGTTTTTTTATAACGTACGGGAGTAGCTGTAACGGCATGACGTACGGGAGTAGCTGTAGCACCATGACGTACGGGAGTAGCTGTAGCGCATTTGCATTTGGAGATAATCTTATTAAATTAACCGTCTTAGACGGCGTAGTAGGGTGCTCCCTGATTAATGAAACAGATTTATATCAAACATATAACCGTACCATAACGACCAATAAAGACGGAGATTTGATTATGACATATATATCAGGTTTTGGGGTCTTTGAGGTGGTTGAACTGGAATGCGATACACCTTAAAATAAAAGATATAATGGTAATAACAATACCTTAAATGAACAAAGCACCTCTATATTTCTGTGTGGCACTGGCGGGGATTATCCTGTTCCAATTTCTGTTCTATAAATGTGACCGCCGGGAGGATGAAAAACAAATTGCCTCGTTACAGCAACAACTATACGATTGCGTACATGCACCCGTTAAGTCTGACACCGTTGTAAGAAGGGACACATTAAAGCAGGTGATTTATCTACCGTTTACCCACAAGGTTATTGATACGGTAAATATCAGGACAACCGAATGGCTGGACTGCCCGATAGAACAATCCGAATACACAGGGACTTACATTCATCCTCAGTTTGAACTCCATTGGACTGCCAACGTAACAGGTGTGTTAAACTCCATGACCATAAATCCACCGAGTTTGATAAAATCACTCATAATCACAAAGGAAAAAACGGTAGATTTAACGCAATATCAAACCAATGTTAGGTGTGAAAAGTCACATCTTTATACTAATATTGGAGCCGGATTCTGGGGCAAGCAATTCAACTCCGCGGACGTATCGTTAATGTATATCCGCCGGGAGGGTTGGGGGCTTTCCGCAGGAATTGGAACTGACTTTGATAAGTTGATTTATAAGGGCGGACTGATTTTAAGACTGAAATAATGATCACGATTTCTTTTTCACTGGACAATATTTTTCTTCTGGTGTGGCAACGCACGGTTTATCTATCTCAGACGATAGACCAAAACCCTGTCAAATCAGACATTGTACCATTGAATAACGAGAGCCGGGATATGTTCAACGTCTTTTTAAAGGATGTCGCTAATAAGATATGGGTAAAACTGGCTAAGTATGCCACCGAGGATTCAAGTGTGATTGAACCGTTTGTTTTAAATTTTGACGTAACCGGGAATCTGGAGGACTACCCCAATCAACTGGTTTACATCTTGGACGAACCTGACAAGTGGATTACCGGGCGCAACAGTGCCATGCTGACCAATGCCATACAAGATACGATTATCTCTTACGTGGTGTGGCGTTGGATGCTGACTAAGGGCTTGGGGCAGGAACAAGGTACACAAGCTGAGAACGCCTCTTTCATTGATAATCTCGCGGGAGTTGACTGGGCATTTACTTACGGGTCACGCCCCAAAACGAAATACAGAACTTTTTAATCTTACAGATATGTACACCAAAGACACCACCAACGGCACGATTGTTTTTCACTACCCATCGGCAGATTTGTTCAGCAGGGTTTCATCCCTAACTCTTTATAAATCCAAAGCAATGATTGGTAAGGGAGAACAGGGCGACTCCGATGCGATTGACAAATACGGTATGACCGCCGGGGAACGGGACGCATTCGATATATTTATGAAACGTGCCGCGACTAAGGTATTCGTTATGGTCAAGAAAATGACCTTCTCCGTAACGGGTGCTTTGATACTGGACAGTTATGTGGATTTCGGGGATACTTCGAACAGCGACCTGACCAATCAGTACGCTTTCTCAATCCAGGATAACGATGCCTACAATGAAAACTCGATTCAAACCGTGGATGACGGGATAAAGGATATGCTTACCTATCTGACGCTCGCTGATTGGTGGGAACTTCACGGCCTCACAAATGAAGCCGGGATTGAACTGGCAAAATACAACTCATTGAGAATTGAAATGGAGAGCAAAAGACTGTTTGATTTGCGTAAGCCTGTGATTAATTCCAGCTTATAAGCGCAATCAACATACATTTAGCCTTGAGTGGGCTGGCTCGCCGTTGCCCAAAGCCGTTCTGAGTAATCAGGCGGCTTTGTTAAAATATCTGAGTGCCAAACATCGAAATAAATTTATCACGGCGCAAGTAATGTATTTTCCGGAAGTATTCAGTGCGTTGCAACTTGCGGAAGTTTTTTAATATCCGGTCTACCGGGCGTTCTGCACGTGGAGGTCGTCTGAAATTTAATGCTAACTGTGTGTGGTCATAATTTGTTTTCATGGCTTTATGATTTAGTTGGTTACCGCAATCATCACACTCATATACCCAAACATCTGTGTATACCCGATCTCCGGGCAATAAAAGTCCGAAATATCCCCGTCTAAAAACAGGGAGTTGTTACACTGGCAAGCCTGAAACATTGCGGCAAGACAATAGAAACTCACCGGCTCTTTGCTTAAAATAAAGACTACCTTCCCGTCATCCTGAATACCTACACCGTTACGATATTTCCACGACAGGGAATTGGGGTCAAACTTAGGATTAATTTCCCCGTTAATGGTCAGCATCCCGCCCGATTGAGTTGCATACTTAATATCTTCACCGACAGTGTACATACCGGAAATCAATTTATATTCTTCTGTTTTACAAATCCCCGCCTTGCCATTACTGCAAATGTAAAATACCCCATTCGGTTTGATGTAGAAGTTCGTGGAGGCACTTCGGGTATTAAGTGGCATGATCTGTACGCCGTTCTCGATATACAGTCCTAAAGGTCGTAAATCCTCCATGAACATCCCCCCGTTGCAAGCAAAGACCAACTGCCTGCCCTGATGTTTGACATATTGGCTCAGCCTGTAAAAATCGCCCAAAACCTCACCGTACTTATTCTTATAGTACATCGCCAGATGGGATTCCTTTGGGTCAATCTTAACCAGTACAAAACGGTCGGTCTGTGTATACCCGTCTATGTAAGTGCGTTTGGGAAGTGACTGCGGGACAATCGTTAAGAATAGGATTAGGAAAAGGGCGTAGAGTTTCATTATCTATAAATTAAAGTTTTATTAACCCGATACCAATGCTTGACTTCCTTGCTTTTGAAGTCCTTTTTATGTGACCCGCCCAAATGGGCGCAGAACAAATGTCCTTTGTATAAATATTGATCGCCGATCAACTTAAATTTGTCGTACTTTAAACCGCATTCCCTGACCTGATCTTCCAGTCGCCAACCCGTGTCGGCAACCACTTTATTGCCACGGTTATTGGTCGTCCACACGCTTTCGTACTTTTCATCAATGCCCGGCATGAAGTCAGGGTCGAGAAGTCGGTATTTGAATGTGACAAAAGCGGTGAAGAACATCCTGAGTGAGCCGTCATGCTTTTCCGTGCCGATGCAGTCCAGGGGCGTTAAGATCGTGTCAAAAAGTTTCCTTGCAAGAAAATCGCCCCAACCATAAGGAAAGACGAACATATCGCAGTCGGCAATAATGACGATGTTAGAGTCTTCCGGGATGTGGTTAATAATCTGATTGAGCAGTTTGGCGTGGTTCACGGAGGGCTTTAATACACCTGTCGGTTCTATTTTTTCCGTGTCAATGATAATCCTTGCCCAACCCCTTGGGGCATCTCTTTGCTCAGAAACCAACTGTGCCGTCATTGCCCAATACCTGATTTTGTGTTTGCCGGACTTTAATTGTTCCAGGTTCTTACGCAATCTCTCAGCGTATGGTGAGGAATTTAAGGCAAGTGAGGTGTAGATGTCAATGTTCATAATGTCGAATTACTCAGCGAATATACGATATTAAAATCCGTTTGTCAATAGAAAATGCAAATTATTTTTAATAAAGATTAAACTATTCTTTAATGATAATATACCGCCTATGCCGTTTCCCGTACCAGAGTAAGGTTTTGCCATCACGGGTTTTGTCCAACCGGGGGCGGAATGATACCTCAATTATCAAAACAAGGGACAATATGGCGATGGAAGCGATCAATGTTTTATTACTTTGCCGTCTTTAATGGTGCAAACTCGCTCAAAACCTCCAAGGATTTCCACATCTGCCACAGAATCCTTCACATATTTCATCGCCTCCAATATGGTTCCACGGAAAAACTGATAAGTAAGTAGGTTTTTACGCTTGTAATGGAATAGTAAAATGAAATGCGAATTAATGGTATGATATTCCGCCTCCGTTAGTAAGTCCATTACCGTGACCTGTTCGCTCATCACCTTAAACCGCTTGAGGTTCTTTACCGCCATTTTGTCCAACACCCGCAGTTGCCCGTTGTGGTCTGGCAGAACATAGTACGCCTTCCCCGTGGCTTTGTGCATTTCATTGGCCTGACGGATGGCTTCTTTTAATTCCTTGCCGTGCCTGCGGATTTGCTTGCGGATGGCGCGGTTCTTACGGTGCAATCGCCAGGTCGTCACCCAATTTTCAATAACTGTGCGGAAGTTTCTCTGGAGTTGGTTCATATTAATTATGTATACATCTTATGGTAAACCCAAAATTCTTATCGTAATTCGCAACTACGCTACTTGCGGAGTAAAAGTACAGGTTATACCCTTTGGCAGTGTTGTATTGAGTAGACGACCAATAACAGCCGTAAGCCCCCCGGTTGTTCAATGCTCCCGTGGTGTAATATAAATACCCGGCGGCATGGAGTTTCAGGCGGGAACTCCACACGTTACTCAGCGAAGTCCACCCGGCATCAACGGCAGTCCACTCAGTAGAGGTGGGTAATCTCCACCCGTCACCGATCAAGGTGCAGGGATCATTGGCGGTCGTCCAATCGGAGGATGTCTGCGTGGTCGTTACCCAAGTTGAGGGTGTGCGAGCCGTACCTGAATGCTGATAGCCTTGTTTTCTGTTAAATTGCCAATACCACCCGGCGGAAGGTTCTGAGGCATCGTTTTTATTCAATGCCACTCTATCCGCGCCTAAATTGCGATCAATCCAACATTTAGAAGTATCTCCGGGAATGTTTTTTAAAGTTTGATAAACCACTTCTTTTGTAACGGGCGAGATACTACCTGCGGTATGTTGCACGATAATCGCATCGCCACAGACAAATGATGATTCAGTAATAGAATCGGTCATGAATGTGACCTGACTGCCGTAAGCTGTTCCCTCGCTATTGGTAGCATAAGCCCTGACATAATATGGTGTTCCTGGTGTAAGTCCTGAACAATAGCTAACAAAGGCTCCTATATCGGTTCCATTTGTAGTATAACCCAAATTATCATCAAGAGTGGGATTACCTGTTGTATTCCAGCAAACACCCCTGGCGGTCACAGTCACAGTACCATTACCACTACTGGTGATATTTCCACCACAAACTGCTGAATTACCAGTAATGCTGGTAACAGCATTTGTCTCGATGGTTGGCAGCGTTATAGGAACTGTTGAAAATTGTTTAATTTCACCATAATTCGTTCCAGCTTGGTTTATTGCATAACCTTTGACATAATAATGTTTTCCCTCTTTAAGATTTTCAAGGTTACTGGAAAAGGCTCCCGAACCAGCTCCGTCAGATGTTTTCCCTAAACAAATATTAACATTGAAATCATGGACTGTATCCCAGCATACGCCTCTTATGGTAACAGTATAACCGCTGTCACTCAATACCGTCCCTCCAGATACCGCTGATATTGTTGTAATATTAGCAACTTCACTTGTTGTTAGTTTTGGTTTTCCTGTCTTTAATGTTGTAAACCCTTCCTGTTTGCCGTAAATTGTATCGTTTTGTAACGTTACATAAGGTCGAAAATAGTATTTCACATTTGGATCGAGGTTGTCGATCTGGCTCGTGAAATTTTCAGGGGTTATTAGACTACCTAAAGAAGAATGATGATCTTTGATTTCTGGTTGTGGTTCCTTACTCCAACAATGTCCATGCTGTAAAATTTGTTTTCCTCCTGTGTTGGTGAGGTTTGTGCTGACTTGGGCATTAAAATAAAATATTGAATCAATTGAAGAGTCACCAAATTCTATTTTGTTGCTGCCAGATGGTGTTTCCGGGTCCTTCTTGCACGTGGAAACCACAAGCAGAAGACAAAGCAACAGAAATATTTTGATTGGTTTCATTTGATATTCTCAATTAAATGACCTTTCACATCTTACGCACCACATCCTTAATCCTGAACACAGCGTACAGACAAACCGTCAGACTTGTCGCCGTCACTAGTGTAGACGTACTCATAATACCAATAGAGATTCCGGAACCATGAGTTGACCCCACCGGACTGCGATGACGACCAGAGGCCTGCGGTTTGGGAAAGATTGCCGAACCAGCCATTGCCTCCTCGAAAGCCGCCCGGAAGAGCTGTGAATCCACTACTGTTTGTAGCACCAGCATTTGGTGATGCCCAATGGGTCAATCCCGCCTCTTTCATCTTGCCTCCTGCAATAATTTCCCCGCCAAGATAAGTTGTCAATGTAGTCCACTCTGCATCTGTCGGTATATGCCAGCCATCAGGACATATTCCAGGAGCGCCTTCATTCGTCACATATTGCATTACCTCATTCCACTGGTAAAGCCCACCGTATACATTACAATTTGAAACCAAGTTATCATAACAATATTTTTCAATCGTACCATTGTTCGTTTGCTCCTGTGATACATCGATAGGTGTTCCTATATTCAAGTTTTCCTTGAACCAACACTGGGTGCCTATTTGTACTGTATGATAGATCTGTCCTCCGTATGTAACGGTCGGTTCTCCAGGACAAGACAAGTCCAGAGTTGTAAAACTTTGTTGATTACCATAAGCTGTCCCGACACTATTAGTGGCATATGCTCTCACATAATACAAGGTTCCTTCGGTAAGCCCGGTGATGTCAGAAGTAAATACCCCTTCCTCCGCATCCTGAGTGGTGTGACCATTCGCAGTAGTGGGCGTGGCAGATGTATTCCAACAGACCCCCATCGTGATCAAGGTGGCACCACCATCATCGGTAACATTACCCCCTCCCGTTGCCGTGGTTTGATTGATATTGGAAATGGTGGTTGTAGTGATAGTAGGGATGGTTGACGTCTGTCCTGTTTGTGTTGAATCCTTAATACAACGGATAGAAGAACCATATGCCTTATTCCAGGATAATACTTCACAATTAGCAGCCCCAAAGTCCAACTTCCAGGCTGTACTTGTACCGGTCATAGTATTGCTCCAGTAAACGCCTATTATACCCCTTGAATCAAGTGTGCCAGTACTGTATATCAAGCGCCCCGCTGGATGCATTTTTAACGCAGAGTTCCACGGGCCATTCCAGTTCGTCCAGTTTCCACTTGCATCCACATTAGCCCATTCAGTTGAGGTCGGAAGACGCCATCCACTGCCAAGTTCAAGGGCACATGGGTC